CTACTGTGCTGCGTTCCGGCGCGCCCCATCGTCGTTGAGCGTCCCTTCGGTGTACTCGCTCCACAGCGTGAGCGTCATCGGACGGTGCCGCTTCACCCGCCAGCCCTTCGGGATGCGGTAGCAGTTGGGGATCTTGCGGCCGGCGATCCACGTCTGGTACGGCTTGCCGAAGTAGAAGCGCATGATCTTGTTGATCTTGCGGAGGTCCGGGCTGACCGCGATCCCGGCGTCGATCTGGCTCTTGACCGTCTTGCCGGTGGCCCACTCGTAGATCATCGTGGCGCTGGAGCGGTGGCTGTCGTCGAGCCCGAGTCCGCGGAGGTACATGCGCACCTGCCGCTCCCACGCCACCTCGTGTGGGTTGTCGCGGACCACGTACCGATCCTTCGTGAGAGGCATGCGGGGCTTCTCATCGTTCGGCAGGAAGAGCTGGTCGTACCGCTCTGGCTGCGGAGGCGCCGCGGCGTCAGACGGTAGGCGGCTACCTGCGAATGGATCCTTGAGTTCTTCTTGATTCATACCCATATTATAGCTTGAAAAAGAGTAGAGGCAGGAACCCGAAGGTTCCCGCCTCTACTCTGATACAGCCTACGGCTGTTTGGCGATGTTGGATACGAGCCGGTCCGCCTCCTCGACCGGGAGCCCGACCTCGAGCGCTCGGGCGTGGACCTTCTCGTTCCACTTGTCGACCCCCGCCTGGCGCATCTTGTTGCCGATGGCGAACAGGTAGCTGTTGCGGTTGCCGCTCTTCAGCGGCTTGTTGAGCTCGTCCACGAGCGAGTCCTGCATCATCATGATCTCCAGATCGTCTCCTTGTTCCACGACGGACTGAATCGCCGCCGCGGCCTGCTGACGCTGAACGAGCTTCTCGGTCAGCTTGTTCCACAGTCCGTCCGGCACGATCGCGAGAGCACGATCGTTCCAGCGCTGCTGCGGGTAGTGGTAGATGCACCCGACGTTGCGGATGTCCACCCCCTGCACGAGGCCGATAGAGTCACTGACGTCAGCGAAGCCGACGACAGGATCCCACGCCTCACGCGTGGCGTAGAACAGGTGGTAGCCCGTCCCGCTCTTGCTCGTCTCGGCGAGGGTCGGCGGCAGCAGACCCAACTCCTTGACGAACTCGAGACCACCGTTCTTCCCGTCGATGTCAACGGCCACGACTGCCAGGCTGCGCATGACGATCGCGAACGGCTCGCTGTCGTGTTCGAAGCGGTGGATGGCGCGGCGCGGCAGGAACTCGCCTCGGTTGTACCGGGGCATGAAGCCCTCGGTGCTATCCTTCGGCGGGTTCAGTCCCCACCCCTTCTGCGTCTCACCGCTCCGGTACGCCTTCACCAGAGCGATCTGGTTCGGACCCTGCCTCTGACTCTCCTCGTCCGTCAGCTGCGCCGGCAGAGGACTCGAGTCCCAGTAGTTGTCCGTCTCGTACCAGGGCTTCTTGCTGAAGTCCAGTCCCATTGGTTCCTCCCTTGATCTGGCCGTAGACGAGTTCCGTCTCGTGCCTGAGTGACTTGATGTAGCGCTGAGTGGAGCGCTTGCCCTGCTTGTTCCGGGTCTTGCTCTCGATGACGAAGGCACTCTTCATGAGCGCGACGAGGTCTCCATCGCTGCGCTCCTGCATGCCTTGTGTCTCTGCCCACGGCTTGAACGAGTTGAGGAAGTCGTCCAGCCAGACCTTGCCGGTCGCCAGGTTCTCCAGCGCCTTCGGGTCCTTCGAGCCCAGGTGCTCCATGTACTGCAGCATCGGGTTGGTGAGCCACATCTGCTCCAGCTGCAGGTCGATGCTCTTGGCGGTCGGCTGCAGCTTGGTTGCGAGCTCGTCCTCGCGGACGAAGTGCTTGATGAGCAGTCCGAGGAATGCTCCGAGCACGCGCTCGCTCGTCATCTTCTTCTCGAAGCTCTTGTCCACCGCGTAGATGTTCGGGAACGAGAACCTGACCAGTCGCTTCTGAAGCGCGCTGCTCTTGTCCCGAGCCTTCGGTTCCAGGTTCAGCGCCTCGATGAAGAGAGCGTTGGTCTGGATCTTGGTCGGAGCGTTCTCGTACTTCATTTCGATGAACAGCGGCTCGCCGGCGACGATGGTCTTCTCGGTCGAGGAGTCACGGATGTACTCCATCTGCCCGTCGAACACCACGTTCAGGAGCTTGTCGTTGAGGTCAGCGATGGTTGCCCGGCGCTGGCTCATCTCCTGTCGGCTCACTCCACTGATGTTCTCCTCGCCGAAGAGCTTGGTGATCATCGTGAGCAGTGTGCCCTTGCCGTTGCGGCCCTCACCCAGCAGGATGATGTACTTCACCGCGCTGTAGCCTGGTGCCAGGCTCGTCGCGAGGTGGTACAGCAGACTGTGAGCGGTGTCCTCGTCTCCGCCCAGCCAGTCCTTGATCGTGTCGAACACGAACTGCTGGTCTGCCTCATCCTCGTTGAGCTTCGGCCGAATGTAGTTCGGCACGAACTGTCCTGTGGGATCTACGAGCATGCCGAACGAGTTCAGGACCTTGAGGCCATTGTCCGTTCGAACGAGCAGGTTGAGTGCCTTTCCGCGAAAATTTTCCGCGAACTGCGAAAGGACCAGGTTGAACGAGCGAAGGTCTCCATCCGTGTAGAACAGGATGTTTCCTTTGTGATTGCCCAGGTCCCTCTTGTCTTGGTGTGTGAGCGGGATCCACACCGTCTCTTCGGGCTTGAACGGCCCGTCGATGTCGAGTGTCTCCCAGTGTGCGGGGATGTACGTGGTCGTACCCCGCTGGACCAGGCACATGTCCCTTGCGAGAGTCTGCGCCAGATCCACGATCTGTTGCTTGGTCTTCAGGTCCGGCACGGAGCCTCCTCTGTTAGGGGACGGGCGGAGCCGAAGCCCCGCCCGCCCGGTGTCATGACTCTGTGTTGAGGTCGCGGATCTTCTGCACCTTGTACGCGAGCTCATCAACCTGTTCGGTCGTGAGATCCTCGTTCAGCTTCTTGAGCAGGTGCTGCTGAATCGCGCCCTCGATCGGGTCACTGTTGTTCGATGCCATCGTGGTGTTCTCCTCTCTAGCGCCGTTGCCGGCGCCCACCCCCATGTCTAGTAGGTGAACCTGTACGCGACGCGGCCGACGTAGTCTTCCGGCGTCACGATCCCGCGTGGCAGGATGCGACCGACCAGCTGACGCCGCAGGGCGTCGTCCGGCGTGTCGTCCACGATGATCATCTGCTTGCACACCTTGTCGATGCCGTCCGTGCCGGTCGCCATCGATGCGGTGCCGATCATGTACTCGATCTTGCCGGAGAGGAAGTCCGCCAGGGCGGCGTTCTTCTCCTTGAGGCTCGAGTCACCATCGATGTAGACGTAACCCAGCTCGGATGCCTCGAACTCCTTCGCCACGCGCAGCGCGATCTCCTTGCGGTTGCAGAAGATCAGCCACGGCGATCCCTCGGGACTCTGCCCCAGGAGGTAGCTCAGCTGTTCGAACACTTCCTCGCGGATCACGTCGTTGCCCACGATCGCCCGGTAGCTGCGGCGCTGGCGGATCTCCATGAGGCTCGCCATCACCCGCTCCCGGCTGTCGTCCAAGTGGTACTCCTCGAACTCCCTGCCCAGCTCGGGCACGTCGACGTGGTAGTCCACCAGGATGTCCGGCGCGTCGTCCGGCAGGTAGCTGACGTGCTCGAGGCTCGCCAGGAACTCTGCCGCGTCCTCGAACTGCAGGAAGCCCGTGACCTTCGGCTCTGCACCGAAGGGGTTGGCCTCCGTCTTGCAGTGCTGATACAGCCACGAGAGGTAACCCCCGCGGTTCCCGAACGGATCCAGGACGTGAGCGATGCAGTAGCACCGCTCGGCGTCGTTGTAGTTCGGGGTCGCAGACCCCAGCACCAGCGGCGCCTTGAGCCCGGCCGCTGCGCGGTCGAGCTTCATCCAGCCCTTACCCGTGTGCCCGCCAAGCAGGTGGAACTCGTCCACGATGATCGGCGTGTTCCTCAGCAGACGGACGTCCGGCTGCCGGAACTTGGCGTGGCTCATGGCAATGACCTTGATGCCGACCATCTTGCCCTCAGCAATCCACTTGCCGTGGGTGATGGGCGGTGCGACCACGACGCACACGCCGTAGCCGCTCATCGCGATCATGCCGAGCATGATCTTGGTCTTGCCCTTGCCGGTCGGGTAGTGGACGAGGTGCTTCCCCGCACACTGCTGATCCTCCCAGTTCTCGAGAGGCTTCAGCTGGTGCGGCATCCACGACTCGAAGTCCGGGTCGGCCGAGGCGAACATCGCCTCGACCTCCCCGATACTCCGCGGCGTGGGAGCCTCGTCCATCACGGCTCGCAGATCCCGCTGTGCCCGGTGTGCAGGCGGCACCGACGGTCGCTGTCCATGATCGCCTTGCCGCAGCGGTTGCGCAGCCAGCTCTCCATGTTGACGACCTCTCGGACTGCCTCCGGGTTCTCCGGGCGGAGACGGAGGTGCGGCGGGCGCCGGCCCTCCTTGATCTCCTCCTCCGCGGCGCGGTGGTCCTGCTCCTCGATGATCTCTTCGAGGGTCTGCGGCCGAGGCATGCGCACCTTGCGGTTCAGGTCGTAGTCCTGGTGGAACCCTGCCTGAGCCTCGCTCGCGATCTGCTGGCTGACCACGACGTCGCCGTAGCCCTCGATCACCGGGTCGGTGAAGGTCGGGGGCTTCGGAGCGTTCTTCTTCTCGAGGAACTCCTTGACGGTCTCCGCGTGGATCAGACCACCGGTCTGCTCCTGCACCTGACGTACGATCTCGGCGTAGCCAAGCACGTCGTTGATGTTGTCGCTGTACTCGGGCGTGACCTTGAAGCGGTACGCCTTGTACAGAGCCATCATCATCATCATGTCCGCGGGGGTGATGATGTCGGTGCCGAGGTAGCCGTTCCAGATGTTCGCCACCCGTGCGGCGTTGTCGACGACGTTGCCGTACGTCGACTCCCGACCGTCCAGCAGACCCTGCGTGTCCTTGTTCTTCTCTGCGTCGGTCACTTCGTACCTCCGATGCACGAGCCCTGGAACTCAATCCAGGTGCCGCCAGCCTCGACACACGAGATCTTGACCTCCTTGCCGATCTCCTGCGCGCGCGTGGTCGCGGTGGTGATCGCAAAGATGATGCCAACCGCTGCTGCACAAGCGAGCAGGGTCATCAGTACTTCCTTCATGAGTGAGTTCTCCTTGTCTAGTTGAGATACGCCGGGATCGGCATATCGAGCTCTTCGTGGATCGCCGTCATCGCGTCGCTCCACTCCTGGTCGCTCATCCCAGGATCTCCTTCGCCTTCTGGAGAGCAGCCATGCGAACGAAGTCTGCCTCACGCAGACCCAGTTCCTTGGCTGCCCACTGAATGCGCTCGCCCTCCTCCTCATCGACGCGAACGCCGATCAGCAGGTTGCGAGAGCCCTCTGGGGCGTTCTTCACCTTGTGAGCCATGACTCCCCTCTCAGGTGATCGATCAGCAGTGCGTACAGGACGCTGTTGATCTGCGGATCCTTGAGCCCGCCGGCGATCGCGATGCGCGCTGCGGACTCGAGGTCCTTGTGGTTGGTGGTCGGGAGATCCCCCACGATCGCATCGAGCATCTGATCGGTGATGACCTTCTTCACGCCGGTGTTGCTCAGCAGCTTGGCGTGAGGCAGTGCTGCCATCACCTTCGTCTCGAACACGCGCATGTCGCTGTGCGTGCTGAAGACAGTGCCTCGGTCCTCGTACTTCTCAACGAAGATCTGTGCGCCCTTAAGCACCACAGACGAGAGGGACTGTACCCGCTCTACGTCAGGACCATCGATGATCTCTGTCAGTACTGTACAGGTTCTCTTCTGAGAGTCTGCCCGGATACTGATGAGACCTGTGTGGACCAGACCAGGGTCCACTCCACCCAGGTGTATGATAGACATGAGTGGATCTCCTTTCTTGATCGGTGAAGGCCCCTCCGGTTTCTTGTCCCGGAGGGGCCTTCTCTTACTTGGTGTAGCGGTAGTCGCTCTTGATGTCGCCCTCGAGCGGGAAGCCCGTGAACGATGCCCGCGGCGTGCTCATGACCTGTCGCATGATCTCCATCGCGGAGTCCAGCTTGATGTCGGTTGCGGGCCGCTTGACGGGTGTCCAGCTCACGACGAGCTCGTCGTGGAACTGACCGATGGGCGTGACGTTGCGCAGCCCCTCGAAGCGCCAGAACATGTTCTGCATCGCGTCGAAGAACAGCTCACGGCACATGCTCTGGACGAGGATGCCCGTGAGCTTCCCGCCGTAGAGCTTGTAGAACACGGTCTTGCCGGTCTTCGGGTCACGGTAGTGGTTGCGCCACAGGTCACCCGTCTTCCGGTCGCTCGGCTTGTAGAAGCAGACGTCCTCTCCACGCATGTAGCAGCCGTGGAACACGCGCTCCAGCACGAACTCGTCGCCATCCCTGGCCAGCATCTTCATGCGGACAGAGCGGGCGCCGGGGTGCTGCTTCGCGAGGGACTTCGGCGGGTCGAACGGGTGGAACTCCACCAGCAGGTGGTGCGCCAGCCGCACGGTCGTGATGGCGTTGAGCGTGACAGCCGTGCTGAACGCGGAGCCGAGCCTGTCCCACAGGTCGACGACGTTGGGGTTGGTACCCCGCCATCCGCGCACGATCTCGAGTGCCTTGTCCTCATCCATCTCGATCCCCATCTTACCTGCAAACCGCTGCAGTGCGACGGGTCCAGCTCCGTAGCCACAGCCCAGCTCAGCGACCTTACCATCCTGCCGCTCAGCCTTCGTGACCTGCTCGTACGGCGTCCCGTGGATGAGCACGGCCTGCACCTTGTACAGGTCCTTCCCGTCCTTGAACGCCTGGATCTTGACGTCATCGCCAGCGATCCATGCCAGTCCGCGGCTCTCCACGCTGGAGAAGTCACCGACGATCTGCCGACCATCCGGCTCGTCGCTGATGAACACCTGTCGCAGGTTCTCTGCGAGCGTGGTGTTGTCCGCCTCCTCGACCTCCGTGAAGTCGTCGTCCAAGTCCATCGGACTCGAGCTCAGACGCTTGAGGTTCTGGAGCTGCACCCCCTTGCCGGTCGAGCGGTAGCTCTGCCCGGCGCCGAGGTGCATGTACTGGTTGCGCAGCCTGCCGTCCTCACTGGTGAGGTCCAGGATCTTCTGGAGCTTGGCGAGGCTGCTGCCACCGAGATCTCTCTTGGTGACGAGCAGATCCTCCACGTCCTCGTACGCCGAGTACTTCGGGTCACGAGGGTTCATGGTCTTGAGCTTGCTCTGGATCTTGACGAGCAGCTTCGTGATGTGCTCAGCGTCGAAGGAGTTGGTCTTGATCCCTCGCTCCGCGCACCACGCCTTCATCTGCGGGGTGCTGTTGAGGAACTTGTCGGTCATGACCTTGTTGCCACCGTCGTCGTACATGTGCTTCGTGAAGAAGTCACTGACGATCTGCTGGCTGTTCTCCTCGAAGCGGAGCTGCATCTCGCGTACCAGATCGAGGTCGACGTTCCAGCCGGCCCTGTTCATGAGGTACGTGTACCACTCCATCTCGTGCTCACGGAGGAAGCTCTCGGTCGTGATGTACTCCGTCACGATCTCAGCGCTTCCCTCGGCGTCCACCTCACAGTAGACGCAGAACTCGTCCCACCACGCCTTGAGGTTGGGATCCGCTTGGATCTCATCCCAGGTGTAGGGGCGACCTCCGTTCGCCTCGGTCGGGACACTGAACGTCATGATGAGGTTCTTCCCGACCTCCAGCTTCTGGATGTCCGTGAGCTGCGGCGCCGCGGCCTCGAGGTGCGATGCCGCACCCTGAGCCCGCGCCACCACAGCGCTGTCCGTGATCTTGTAGAGCACGTCATCGCCGAACCCGAGGTGCTGCATGACAGCACGCTCGAACCCGACGTTGTGCGCAGAGAACCAGTAGCCCCAGCTGAGCGTGAGGTTCACGTATTCACGGAACGCCTCACGCGCTCGCTCGCCTCCCTCGACGAAGTCGAAGGTCTGTTTCTTCCCTTTGTCTGAGACACTCGCGATGAGTGCTGTGAACGAGGGATCAGACACGTAGCGATCGAGCCCGTACTTCGGCAGGTTCACATCGCCGTACGTCTCGAAGTCCAGGCCCACGATCCCTTGCGGGAAGCCTGGAGTCCGCGGGTTGACTGATGACTTGATCATAGATCGAGCACCGCCTCCTCATCTGTGTTGCTCGGGTACAGCAGGCTCATCTGAGCCGGGCAGTACGGTGGTGCCTTGTCCCCACGGCTGTGGGGGTTGGCCGGACAGAACGTGCAGGCAGACCCCGGCCGGAGCGTGAGGTCTTTACGCTCGATGCGGAGGTCCGCCGCGTGCGCCTGCATCTTCCACTGCTTGAGCGTCTGGAGATCCGTCTCCCAGCTCTCGTGGTGGCCCGGTTGCCAGATGACCATCTCGATCGTGAGATCGTCAGGCCATCCGTCTCCGATCCGGTACGCATGCAGCGCACTCACAGCGTAGAACATCAGCTGATCGTTGGCGACCGGAGACACGGGGATCTTCCCGGTCTTGTAGTCAATGATGATCAGGCGCTTGTGCGCAGGCAGAACGAACACGATGTCCGGCGTGGTCATCGGGTTGCTCTTGAGCCATGAGCACTCGATGCTCTTCTCAGCGAAGGTCTGGTAGAACTCCGGGCTGTAGGTGGCTCGGAGGTTGTACAGCTCCTCGATCGTCTGCTGCACGTAGATGAGCATCTGCGGTGGCAGCTTCTCCTCTGCGTCCAGCTCCGAGACCCAGTCCATGACGGTGTTGATCTGGTGTTGTGACCAGCTCGGCACCATCATGAACAGGATCTCCTCGCTCTCCGTCGTGGTCCAGTCTTCGAGCAGAGCCCGGCGCTTCTTCCAGTGTAGCTTCGAGTAGTAGTACATGAAGATGCGGAGGTCATCCAGCGCACTCATGTCCCACGTTGCGAGCGGTCGGAACGAGTCGTGCATGCGCGTACCTACGCCCTTGGCGCCGGCCATCTCGTCTCGCTTGGGTTCCACGTAGCCGGGGATCGCGAGCTCGAGGTTGGCTGAGCCAGGGCATTGGATGAGCTGCGCAGCGCTAGACGCTGAGAATCGCTTCGTCATCCAGCGCCTCCCACTCCAGCTGGAAGATCATCTTGGCGATGTCCTTGCTGACGTGCTGGAAGCGCATGATCGAAGCGATGCGTGCCTTCCTCAGCTCCTTGAACGTCTTCATCTTGCTCTTGAAGGTCGCAGTGGAGTTGGTGTTCGAGGAGCTGACTTGCTCCCCGTTGATCGTGATCGTGTTGCTGTTGGCACTCGTCACGGTCGGGAAGAACGTTGTGTTGTTCAACGGCGGTGTTCCCTTCTTGATGTCGGCTTTCTTCTGCTTGTGCAGGTAGAAGGAGTTGAGGTGTCGGACAGGTCCTCGGCAGTACGCACTCGTCATACGGTCTCGATCGTGCATGACCGTCGGGTGAGAGCACTGATCGCAGTTCGGAGTGGTCCGGCCACGGCTCCGTACGACCGGCAGAGCCTTGACGCTGGTGTACATCACCGCGGTGTCGTGAACCTCGGTGACGTGGAAGCAGTCACGGCACATCCACCGTCTGGTGTTGGTGTCCATGCTGCGGTTGGGCCAGCGCCAGAGGTCAGAGCCCTGGCAGTTCGCGCAGGTCACGTCGAGATCGACGTAGCCCTCGCGCTTGCAGCCACGGCAGGTCACGGCGTTGCGCCCGACCTCCAGTGTCCGCGCCACGGCCTGACGACCGGGTGCGATCTTGCTCGCCCAGACCTTGTCCTCGGCGCCGCACTCGCTGCAGTCGATCTTCACGAGATCGTCTCTGCGTGGAAGGAGTTCGGACCCGTGTAGTCAGCCCAGCCCTCAATCCACTCGACGAAGTCGTTCCAGTTGTAGATGCTGCTGACCTGCTCCCCAGTGTTGGGATCGGTGTAGGTGAGTCGGATCCTCATAGCGGATCCCCTTTCTCTTGGAGGAAGAGGGGCCGGCCGGGTGGCCGACCCCTCAGTGGTTGGACGTCAGTCCATGAAGATGTCGTCCTCGTCGACGTCGACGCCGCCGCCGAAGCGAGCGCCCTCGAGGTTGCCGAGGTAGACAGCGGTGTTCGCGCCGGCCGAGATGCCGTTGATCGTGCTCGAGCTCTCGAAGGCGAACAGGTTGAGCGTCGCCGCGACGTACGCACCGGCGTACATCGAGAAGACGCTCTTGTCCAGCGACACGATCGTCGGCCAGGACAGGATGTCCGGGTCCGGGATCACGAGCTGGCTCTCGTCCTCGACGCGAGCCTTGAGCGTGATGTCCGCACCTTTCGGGCCGGTGATCTTCACCGACGCGACGGACTCCGGCGCCGACTCCAGGTTCTTCTCGGACACGGGCTTCATCGGCAGGAACGGCGAGCCGTCCCAGTCCTCGGAAGCGATCTTGTCCTTGATCTTCTGGATCAGCTTGGGCGAGAGCGAGTCCCGCTTCTCCTTCTTCGCGTTCTGCTCCTCGATGTACGGGATCATCACGTTCAGGATGTGGTCCTTGAGCTTGTCCAGCTGGTCCTGCTCGATCAGCAGGTTGAACTCGCTCGAGACCTCGTTGGGATCCGCCTTCTTGAACTTGCTCTTGTCGTTCGCGGCGACGGCTTCCTTGTGCGTGAAGCGCGGGAAGGACAGGCGACCCTTGATGGTGACCTGCTTCGGGTTCTTCGTGGCAGCAGCCATGTGTACTCCTTGTTTGATTCGTGTTTCGTCCAGGTCCGCGAAAATTTTTCCGGTGAAACCGGAACCGAGGGTGGACAGTGGACCAGGAGTTCTGTCCACCCTCGGGGTCTGTTACCAGTACCGGCTGGAACCCAGCACGTACTCGCTGTTGCCGACGAGCAGCGGCTCGACGCTCTTCGCCAGCTGTCCCAGCACCTCGGCGAGGTACGTCGGACGGTTGACGAGCGAGAGGTCGAGCAGCTTCTCGATCGTGCCGCTGGAGTTCTCACGAACCCAGCGCTCGGCCGCACGGCTGGAGTCGTAGTCAGCGATGCTGACCACCACGTCCCAGCTGTTGCGGTCGAACAGCGGAGCGAGCGTCTCGTAGTGCGTGCCACCGTACTCGGCGGCCTGCAGCACGTCGTCGACACCGAACGTACCGGGATCCCAGTACTTCGCGGTGTCGCTCACGATCGCGAACGCGGCGTTGGCCTTGTACGCGAGCGCGACGCAGTCGCCGGCGATGGCGCGGACGGTCGGCTCGCTCATCGAGCCGCTGACGTCCAGCACCACGAGGTTCTTGCCACCGTGCTGGTGCGTGATGCGCGCCTTGTAGTCGCCGATGGTCGGGCGACGCTTGTTGAGCTGCATCAGGTGAGCGAAGCCCATCTGACCCTGCGTGCCGGGCAGGCTGTCCAGCACGCTGGTCAGCTTGCCCACCACCTCGGCGATGCTCTCGGCCACGGTGAGCTCGATCGCGTCCCACATGTGGGGCAGGATCTCGCCGTGCGGGACGTTCGGAACGTAGTCCACCTCACGGACCATCTTGACCACCTCGGGCGGGGCCACCTCGATGAGGTAGTCCTGCAGCGAGGTGGAGTGCTGGCCGTCACGGAGTGCCTCGAGCACGGTGCTCTTGAACAGTCCGCGGATGAGCTCGTCCGTCTTCTCCCACGGCATCTTGGTTGCCTTGGCGAAGAACAGTGCGGTCTCGACGTCCGGCAGGTGGCGCTTGAGCGCTGCCCACGAGGCGCGTCGACCGTTGAACTCGAACGGCGTGAGGGCCTGGCGGACCTCAGAACTCGTCGTCGTCATTCTCCACTCCTTCCTGAGTAGGGATCTCTTCCTTCATGACTTCCTCGATCTCGACGAGATCCAGGTTGAGGCGCAGGTTGTTGGCCTGCACCGGCGTCAGGCGAGGGTTGCCGATCAGCTTCCTCGCGCCTGCCACGTAGTTGGGATCGACGTTCTTGCCGTCGATCAGGACGACGAACTGCCACTTGCGAGCGGCGATCGCCATCTGGTTGTTGAGCGTGATCAGGCTCTTGAGAGCCGGGCTCTGCACGACTCGCATGTGAGCCTGACCCACGAGGTTGCGAAGGCTCTTGCCGTTCACACTCGCGATCTGACCGAGCGCTGCCTTGCCCTGGAAGTAGTCGAGCATGAGGTAGGTGGGGAGCACGTCTTGCGTGAACACCTCATCCATCTCCTGACTCTTGACCACGTCCGGGATCAGACCGATCTCGTCTGCCAGACGCTTCTTCGCCTCGGTGCGGGCAGGCATGCTGTGCCGCAAGTCCGGGACGAAGATGTGGAGCAGCCGGTCCTCGAGCGCCTTGTCGTAGGTGGCCACGCTGTTGGAGGCAGCGAGGAAGAACACCTTCGGGAGCTTGTGGCCGGCGACCATGCGGTCGGTCATGATGTCGAGCAGACCGTTGTAGACCTCCGGGAAGCCACGAAGGAACTCGTCGAATAGAACGACGTCGCCCTCCTTGAGTCCGCTCCACAGCGTGTTGAGCAGCAGACGGAGGTGCTGCTCCTCTCCCTCGCCGTGCGGCATCTGAACGCCCTCGATCTCGAGAGGCGAGATGCGACTGACGTTGACGACGTGGAGGTTGACACCAGCGTGCTTCGCCAACAGGCGAGCGATGGTGCTCTTGCCGGTACCGGGAGGACCGACGAAGTGCGGGACGACGGAGGTGTTCTCCATGATCATCGCCGCGTTGTACATCTTGATCAGCTCTTCGAGCATGGTAGGTTCCTTTCCCCCTGTGTCGGGAGACTCTAGGTCGGAGTATGGTTGTTCCCGCAACTTCTTCTTGATCCAGTTGCGGATGTAGTTCTCGTCGATGCTGTTGATCCAGCTGATCGTGCAAGAGAACTCGTATCTCGTCTTGTTGTCGCGCAAGATCATGCGACCACGAGTCGTGTCCTCTCTCCACTCGATCTGGAGAAACTCGCTGACAACGAGCGCTACGCTAGGAGCGACAGACAGCGCCATGATGGAGTTGTGAAGACAGTGAGGGCCGGCTACCGTGGCAGCCGGCCCTCAGTGTGTCAGGCGGTGGGCTCGGTGACCGGGACGATCTCGTCCTCGGGCTCCGTGTCCGTGCCGACGGGCTCGACCACGGCGCCGGCGGCGGTGATCTCGAGCTCGCCCTTGATCCAGATGAGGCGGTCCTCCTCGCCCTGGTCGATCAGGCGGAGGATCACGGTGTCACGGCCGAGGCGGCGACGGATCTCCGGCTGTCCGAGCGTGGGCTCGATGCCCTCCTGGACGGTGATCTCGAAGAGGTCCTCGTCCTCGCTGTCGAGAGCGGCCTCGAACTCCTCGACCGCAGCGGTGAGGGGCGCGTAGAACTCGCGCACCGCGGCGTCGAACGCCTCGTGTGCGGCCGAGTGCTGGTCGGCGGCGAACAGCTCGTTGTACTCCGTGGCGTCGAGGACCTTGCGGTCGGTGACTCCGAAGCGGTCGGTGCCGTCCACGAGGACGCGGTTCTGGGTGAGCGTGGTGGTGGTGAACGCGGACATGGTGTCCTTCCTTGTTGAGTGGTTTCGAGTTCGGGTGACCTCCGTCACTCCTCCTATTCTACCACGGGCCACCCAGGCTGCGTGTGTAGGGAGTTGTACGAGTGACAGACGTGACGGTTGTATTCAGTTGTGGTTCTATCCTGCAAGAGGGAAGTCAGGTACGTTCTCGTTGTTGTAGAAGATGTGGTCTGCGGTGCAGCGAGGGCAGTAGCCCCACGTTGCGTGCTTGCCACGATCTGCGGGAACTACCTCGTCTTGAGTCAGCCAGTGCCCACACTGACGACCCCTTCAGTAGGCCCAGAACTTCCCTTCGATGTCACCGCTCAGACGGGCGGCGCGGATCTGTTGCGCTGCTGTCGGTCGTGACGCTGCTGCGAGCTCAGCGTCTTCGATCTCCGTGCAGAGACACTTCGCCTCCTCATCTGTTCGAGCAGGACACTGATACCGGTGGTCGTCGCGAGCCATGTGATCACCTCCTTTCCGGTGTTGGCGACGTGCTCACTCGCCCGCATCGGGCAGCATCCCGAGGTAGCTGAGGGCAGTGATGATCCCCTCAGTGACTCGACGAGGCATCTCGCCCGGCGCCAGCCCCATGTAGTGCTGGACGTCAGGCGCCGGCGGTCGGTTGCTCCGCATGAAGCCGTTGACCTGGTGCAGGATCGAGTTGAGCTCGCTGCTCGTGAGCGGCGTGCGACTCTCCTCCGGCACCCCGTGCTGGACGAGGACCTCGAGGAACTCGGCGATGGTACCTGCCACACTGACAGGAACCAGGACGTACGTGATGCCGTTGTCGACCATCACGTTGTTCTCGTCGAGCTCCTTGCGGAGACTCGTCCAGACCGGACGCGGGTTCCAGCGAGCCATGAGGTCTCGCCAGTACTTGTTCACCCACGGCTTGCGTCGTGGCTGACCCTCGTTGCTGAACGTCGCGCTCGGGTTCGGGATCTGCTGAGCACGCTGATCGTTGAACATGCGGTTGATCAGGTCCTGCTGGTGACTGAACGACCTGCTCGGACTGCTCATCTGCGGATTGCGAACGATCGGAGCTGCAGTCGGACTGTTGAGAAGCGCTTGGTACTCCTCGGTCGGCATGTTCAAGAGCTCGTCACGGTTCGGGTCAGGACCCTTGCTCATTGCAGAGCCTCCATGATCTTGTCGAGGTCGTCCATGAACATGATCTCCTTCGCTGCGTCTCTCAACGCAGTGAAGTCGTCGTCCTCGACGTTGATGGCGAGTGTCTCGTAGATCTTGCCGAGCTTCTCTCGCTCGACTCCGCCCCTCCCCATGAGATACCCACTGACGGACCAGTAGCCGGTGATCAGGTCAGGCTTGACCAGGCTCAGGTCCCATCCGTAGTCGAGGTACTTGATGTAGCGACCGATCTCCCGAAGACCCTGGTACTGGCTGATGAAGCCAGAGGTCCAGGCCTCCTGCCTCAGAGGCAGGAGAGGCAGCGGCCCGTCGAGGTCGCTGATGTTCGGGAAGAAGTAGCTGCGCATGTCACGCCAGACCATGAGCTCACAGTCGAAGGCGTGAGAGAGCAGACCGAAGTCGAAGCTCTCGATGACCTGCGCCGCGCTCGTGGTCGGGTGACCGTCCACGATCTTGAACACGGCGTTGGCATCGATGCCACCACGACTCAGCTTGATGGAGTGAGTGTGCCACTTGCCGAGGCCCATCTTCATCCAGCGCTGGTAGACTCTCTTGTGACGATCGTCGATCTCGAAGCCGGCGGCAACGAGACGTTCCACGACACTGATGATGCCGCTCTCGCTGGCACAGAACAGGTCGATGTCGTCGTAGGCTTTGTTGCTCGGCGCGTGAGGCTGAGCAGACGCAGCTGCGCTCCCGGCGATGTACACCGGGAGCGCAGCTACGATCTGACTGACCTCATCGATCGCCGAGGCGGCGTCGATGATGGCAGCCATCAGGACTCGTCGTCCTCCTTGGCGTCGGCCTCGGCCGGCGTCTCGTCGGAGCCGTCGTAGACGGGCACGTCGGTCGTCCCGAGGGCGGCGGCGTAGTTCGCGGCGGCGTTGCCCTGGGCGTGAGCCTCGAGACGCTCGACACGAGCCTTGCGCTCGTCACGGACACGCACGGCCTTGGCGACGTTGCGCTCGGAAGCGGCGAGATCCTCGCGCGCCTTGTCGAGCTGGTCGGCCGCGACCTTGCGCTGCTTCTCGATCGTCTCCTCGAGCAGGCGAGCTGCACGAGCGATCGGGTCCTCACGCGGGGTGACGGGCTTCTTCTCCTCGACCTTGTCGGTGGACTTGGTCTCGGACTTGGTGTTCGACTTGGCTGCAGCCATTGTCTTCTCCTTGTTCGGTGTTGTGTGAGGCGGTTGCCTCTTCTCCAGTATCCCACGATTGTGTGGGAGACTGGGGTCTAACTCGTTGGTAGCTTGAGAACACTGAGAGGGCTGGCCTTGCCTGGTCCAGCCCTCTCGCTGTGTTCACTTGGTTACTGATCTCGCAGATCCGCTCAGCTCTGTGCTTGCAATCACGCGCTGAGGCCGGTCACCTACCTCACCTCACTCCGCCACCAGGCAAACCCTGGAATCGTATTGATCGCTCGGCTCGGATGCCATCCCGAGCAAGAGGTCTCTCATGCGTCAAGTACACGATAGTTCACCCAGCTTCTTTCCGATATCTGACAGCTCCGTCCTGCACGAAGACAGGCACACACGGGTCTTGGATAGGACCACGCCCATGTTTCGGGACTCACATCGCTCATGTTCCCCCTGATTTTGAGTCGGGCTTGATGTGCTCTGATCCGCCGTACTTAGTGAAGACGCTGTGTACGTGCTGTTGCTGCTGACCTTCGACTGGTTACAGACCAGTCTACGAGGAGGTGTTGGCTTCCCCGCTTCCGCTACCAACGGAAACTTGAGTGGCTCACCCGTCCCGACCTGTAGAAGGCCGGGACGGGGAGCTTGATCGCTGCGTCCACGCTTGGAGATGAGGTTAGGATCTCATCTCGACAGGCTGGCGATCGCAGCCCGGTCTACACGCTCTTGCGCACCTGTACTCGCATCTCCAGGCCAGCGGCCTGGTAGACGTAGAGCAGGGTGTCGAGCGTCATGTTGCCGAGGTCGTCGAGGTGAATCGACTCCCAGCTCATGTCGTTGCCAGGCAACGGCATGGTCGGTGGATCGAACTCCACCGGCGCCGGCATGGTGACGGTCTCGTCGATCCGTCGGGTGACAGGCTCGATGCCGAGGATCTCTGCCGTGTCCAGGATCTGGACCTGACCGAGCTCCTCGTGCTGCCACGACCCGCTGCGGTTCTCGAACGCTGCCTCGTCGCCGACGACCTGAGTCCGGAGACGAGCGAGCTCCTTGCGGCGTGCCTTGCTCGGGCTCTCGTACCCGTGCTTCTGAGCACGGTGCAGCGCCACGGCACGCTTGAGCTTGTGAGCGTAGTGACAGTCGGGACACTTGAACAGGTTCTCGTGGTCCACGTTGATGTGGTCGTTGAGGGCGTCGAGGTCGACGTACCACTTGCCACAGCCGGGACGAGGGCACTGGACCTTCGTGTTCTGCTGTGCCGGCTTCTTCTTCGGTTGCGCATCACGCCACCGCTCGAAGGCGAGGCGATCGTTCGCCATTGCCTGCTTGCGGTAGGTGTTGCGGCTGACAGTGAACTGCAGCAGACCGTCCGGGCTGTACATGCGAGCATGTGCGCCGTCACCGGTCAGGTGACCTGTCCAGCCGGCCTCGCCCATCTCGAGGATGAGCGAGGTCGCGGCGCCGTCGAAGGTCTTGATGTCGTTGCGAGTGAGCTTGTGCTTCTCAGGCATTGCTGTCCTCCCGCTTGCTGGCTGCGTGACGCATCCAGATCACGGCGATGGTGACGATGCCGCCGACACTGACTGCCACGAGGCCGATGGCCACGAGGTGCAGGTTGTTCGACTGCCCCGTCTGAGCCAGGAGGTCGGAGCAGTGCCCGATCTCCTCTCGCTCCACGCAGTTCCACGCCTTCTCCGGAGGAGCGGGCGTGAACAGCGTCGGAGGGTTCTCGAGGTTGCAGGAAGCGGGTGCGGCGTAGGTGTCGCACACGCTGGTCTCGTCTGCTGCAGCGGCGTCGGCCGTTGCCATGAACCAGAAGGTCATGATGACGACGAGGCCGCCGATCAGCATGCCCAGCATGAATGCGCGGTTGACGCGCGTGGTTGTGGTGCTCATGATGTGACTCCGATGCTCTGTGCCCAGTGACCGACGATGGTGTGAGCGTGGTTGTACAGGCGTTGCGTGGCGGAGCGTTCTCCACTCACGGTACGGCGACCGTCGATGACGATCTCCACGAGGATGTAGCTGGCTTGCTCGTTCCCATAGTACGCCCGGAAGCTCAGGTTGCTGAGGCTGTCGGGCGTGTGAATGACGAGCGCGCTGTTGCCATCCGCTTCGTAGGCACAACCGTGCTTGAGCAGGTAGGCAGTGATGTGTGCAAGCACACGACGCTGAACCTCGCTCGGAGTGTCTTTGGAAGCCTTACGACGTGCTGTGCTCTTGTTGTAGCGCATGTGTCGCCTTTCCCTTTCTCTTTGTGGTTTGTGACAGAGTAGAGGACCGCTCCCCAGTAGCGGTCCTCTCCCTGAATCCCCAGATTTCTTGATTGAATTCCCCAATCCAATCTTAGATTGGAACTTTCCCCCAGTCCCTTATCCAAAAGTAGTTACTTTCGGTAGGCGCTTAGCAAAGCGTAGCAGTCAGCAGACTGTGGTGAGCAGCAGCTCACAGAGTGCAGCGCACTCCGAGGCAGGACTGGAGGTAACGTGCGGTAACGCCGTTACCTTGTGGAAATCGTTACCTAGATCGTTACCTGAAGTGCCCTTACAGGACATGGAGAGGCGAGCAAGGTAACGGAGGTAACGAAAAAATGTGCCGAAAGCTTTTGTATTCACCCACAAACTTTTGAGAATTTTGACGTTACCTACGTTACCTCCCCTCCTTCCCATACGAGACATGGAGTTGGAGGTAACAATTGGGGTAACGGTAGGTAACGGAAAACCGTTACCTTCCTCCTCCGTGCGGCGCCCGACACTTCCCCGCGGCGGAACGAAAAGGGTCGTAACGACCTGTTGCCATGCCCGTCTCCCTGGCTTGCCGAGCGAGAGACGAGGAACGAGGAAGGAGCGAGGCCTACATACTAAAACAACATGATGCGGTAGCGCTTTGATTTACGGCTACTCTGGTAGCCGTCTGAGCTAATGTGCTGTTCCACTAACTAAAACAACATTCCCTGCGCAAATCGTGTGATACTTGATCGGTCGCTCAGTAGCCTGAGCGCAAGCGTCACACGACTAGAATAGTTTGATTGGACTGGTCGATTGCTCGTTAATGCACAGGTGAATGTAAAAAATAGTGGAAACAGCTAATAAAAAAGATAACTGAGCCAATGGCCCAGTTACCTTAGTGATTGTTAACGACGAGACGAACGGTTACCGTTCATGATCCATTCCTTCTCAGCGTCGCTGAGCTGGTGATCTTTCTCAAGATCCTTGATGGCCTTGACGATACCGATACGGTTCTGCTGGTTCTCCGTTTCCAGAGACTGGGCGACGGATGCCTCGATCGGGTTGACCGAGTTGACACCGAGACGGGAAGCCACGATGGATTCGACGAACGACTGAGGCTGGTAGCCTGAAGGACTGAACATGAGATTCTCCTAACTTGATCCAAAAATTGAAACCAAACGTAACACCTGATACACTCGATTCACAAATTCACAAGACAAGCCCTAATATATACATATATATAGGGGGGTATATGATTGTTTATGTTGTTTTAGTATTATTAATGGAAGTGCTCAGAAAAGTTCCCGTAAAACCGGAAACCCCCCGTAACCCCCTATGCGGGACATGGCAAGCGAAACGAGTCAAATCCGAACGATCGGCACTCGGAACGGGACTCCTCGGCCGGAAACGACTCGGAACGGTTCTCCACACGGCGATTCAGGACCGACTCAGGGGCCCATCGCCGAGGATCTCCGGATTCCGGCCAGTCATGGTATGATGAGTACCGTTCAGGTTGTAGCGGGCAGTCGAGGAGTACAAGTGGCCGGATCGTGGCGCGACAGGGCAGCACAGAGTGGAGCTGCGGTCGCAGCACCCGCAGGGTACAACCAGAACCTCGCGAAGAACGGCCCTGCCAACCAGCCGGCGGAGCAGGCTCCTGTCGATCAGGGGTGGCGCGCACAGGCAGCCGAGCGAGGGGCCGCTGTCCCCGCCGGCGCCACGAAGGGCAACGTTGCCTGGGGAACCGGCGGCAACATCGAGGACATCGAGAACAGCTGGAACACGCCGTTCTACCAGAAGTACTTCGAGCAGATCGACGAGAGCACGAAGCGCGGCGACCTCTTCAACCTCTACGACCGTGACGACTTCACCGGCGTGGTGACGCGCGACCAGAAGAGCCAGAACACCAAGCACGACGACTACAAGTTCGGCGACATCTACCAGAACGGCGTGAAGCAGGGCAACCTGTACGACGGCACGACCTACGACCAGCACGGTGCCGACTGGATCATGGGGCGCCTGACCCTCGACAGCAAGGTGTTCGCCGAGGCGAAGACGCCGGAGCAGCTGGCCCGCGAGGTCGAGCGCGTGCGGAACCAGGCGGCCATCGACGCGGAGAAGGGCGTCGGCGCGCAGCTCTACCAGAGCCGCACGGAGGGTCGCCTGCAGGAGTGGAGCAACCCCGACAACTTCCTCGACGACGCCGCGGTCGTCGGCTCGGGTATCGCGGGTGGTGCCGCCACCGGTTTCGGTGCCGGTGCCGCCGTGGGTTCCGTCCTTCCCGGTGTCGGTACCGCGATCGTCGGTCTCGGTGGTGCGATCATCGGCTCGATCGTCGGCGGCGTGTCCTCCTGGCTGAACCGCGACGAGATCATCGAGGGCGCGGCCCGTGCCAGCGTCCAGACCGAGATGGCCAACGAGCAGGGCAACGGCTTCGCCGGGGCGAGCCAGGCCGCCTACCAGTGGTCGGCGCTCGCCGGGCGTCAGCTCTCCCCGCTGGGGAACCTGACCCGCGGTCTCTACGACAACATCGAGGGAACCGCCGGCGACCAGAAGGCCGAGTGGTACGCCACCGACCCCGTGACCGGCGAGAGCACTCGAGCCTGGGGCTGGGACCTCGCGAACTTCGCGAGCATCGTGCCCGACTCGCTCGGCACCTTCGGCAGCAAGGCCGGTCTCACGGCGTTCAAGCTGACGATGGGCGGCACGGTCGCCGGTCAGGTCGGCAGCTACGCCGCGATGGGCGGCCAGACCTTCGACGAGACCCGCGGCGGGTTCGACCAGACCTGGACGAACGACGAGGGTGAGCTCGACGTCGTGAGCGGCTTCGCCGGTCTCGCGAACGTCGGCATCAACGCCGCGCAGCTCGGCGGAGCGAGCGCCCTGTTCAAGGCGGCCGACGACGCGAAGCGCCTGTTCGGCAACGGAGCGGAGCTCGCCGCCAACACCAGCACCAAGGTGCAGACCGGTGGCTGGACCTACACGCTGAACGAGGCCGGCCAGGCGACGAAGCGCACCCTGAACATGGGTGTCTTCGCGCCGAGCGAGTTCCTCACCGGCCTCTCCGCCAGCATGATGGTGCGTGCCGGGAACAAGGCGACGCAGGCCGGGTTCACCGCGGCCGACGACATCTACCGGATGACGCAGAGCCTCCAGAACGGAGCCCGCCCGTACGTCGGTACCCTCGTGAACGCGATGGGTGAGGGCTACGAGGAAGGCATCCAGGCGGTGCTCGAGCCCGTCAGCCACAACGCCGACATCGACTGGGCCGAGGTCGGGGTCAGCGCCCTGACCGGCGGCCTGATGGGTACCGGCATGGGCATGGCGGCGAACCTGCAGGGCGCCAGCCAGGAGCAGCGCATCCGCATGACCGCTGACCGCGTTCGCGTGGCCTCCAGCAACGGCGCGCTCAAGCCGTTCACGGACGCCGAGTGGAACAAGATGAGCGACATCCAGAAGCGTGCCGCCACCACCGCTCCGCCCGAGATCCAGGAGGGCATCGCCGTCGCGGAGCAGAACCTCCGCGCCGACCAGACCGTCAGCGTCGCGGCGAACTTCTACGCCCCCGAGAAGAAGCACGCCGAGGCGGCGCTGGCTCGCGCGACGCAGGAGATGGCGAACGCGGCCCCGAAGACGGACCTCGCGTTCCGCATCACCCAGAACACCGACGCGGACTTCCCCGGCAACGGGGTCTCCGCGAGCATCAACCGCGTCCGAGACCTCATCGGCGAGCACGCCAAGGGTCTCGAGATCGCGGCCTCGAGCGAGCAGGATCCCGCCCTGCGCGCCGCGCTCGAGGCCGCCGCCGGCGAGGGAGCCAAGCTGCAGCAGGCTCTCGCGCTGGGTGCTCAGCGCTACTCCGCCGCGCTGAACACGCAGGACCGCCGTGCGGAGGTTGTCAAGGCCAACCAGCTCATCGCGAACTGGTTCAACGCCGACCCGGATGCGGTTGACCCCCAGACCAACCAGCAGATCGACGACAACCTCCGCATGGCGCGCGCCCGTGCCGCGACGATGATCCTGACGCGTGACCCGATCGACAACGTCGGTTCGTTCCAGGCGCTGATCCCCGTCGTGAGCGAGAGCCTCAGCCAGTACGGCAGCGACCACGTTCTCCAGGTCGGGCACGGCATCCTCAAGCCGCTCGGCGGTGACTTCGACGGTGACAAGCTCCGCCAGCAGGCGCGCCTCGTCATCAACCAGGAGGCGTTCACCGCCGCGCGCCAGGGCGCCGGCTACATCAACGTCAACGGCACGGTCAACATCGGCACCCGCCACTACGAGGAGGGCTACCTCACGCTCCTCGGCGACGCGTGGGCCAGCGACCCCAAGGGTCCGTTCTACTCCGCGGCACGCGCCGTCGAGAAGCAGATCGCCGACACGCTCCGCAGCCGCTACTCGATGTTCCCCCAGTTCGAGGGCATCCTCCAGAGCTTCCTCCAGGACCTGCGCGCCGGCGACCAGAAGGCGCGCGAGAAGTTCCTGAACGCGATGAGCCTCAACATGGGCAGCGAGGTCGCCGACCGGAGCCTGAGCCAGCTCAGCAACGACTGGATCTGGATGGACGACGTCATCCAGCGCGGTCTCCAGAGCTTCAACCGAGCGATGGCTGGTCGGCAGAAGCCGAAGGCTCTGAACCTCGAGATGGCCGCCCCGGTGCAGCAGACGGCCGACATCAACACCCGTCGCATGGCTGCAGCCGCCACCGAGGGCCAGACCCTCGCGCAGCGCCTCCGCGGCAGCGAGATGTTCCGCCTGTTCCAGGCTCTCCGGTACTCCAGCTACCGCAGCAACGTCCTCCAGACCGAGACCGACAACAACCTGCCGATCGCGGAGCTGACCCGCTTCTTCAACATGCTCGGCGAGGGCATGGTCACCAGTGAGATGGAGGCCAAGGCCAGCACTGACGAGGTCACCAGCCGCGTCGCCGCAAAGATCCGGGCGATCAGCGAAGCCAGCCGCGAGGCAGACGGCTCGTTCACGCCCGAGGCCGTGCTCGCGAACGTGGAGGTCCCGAACGTCGACAGCGACGGGACGTTCTACCCCGGTCAGATCACCCTCGCGCAGAGCCTGCTTCGCGAGGAGGTGCGTCTCGAGCGCATCAAGTACAGCGAGGTGCTGGACAGCGACACCACGATCCAGGCCCGCCTCAACAAGCTCGACAGCCTGACCAAGCCGGGCGGGAAGCGGAGCAAGACCGCCGGCGCCGCCTTCGTCGAGGTGTACCGCGCCACCCCGCTGTTCGAGCTCCTGGGCTCCAGCAGCGCCGGGCTCGGCGTCGACCTCACGGTCGGGCAGTACGCGGACAACTACTTCGACCGCTCCAGCCGTGGCCGCCGCGAGACGGCCCGCCTGCTGCGCGCCGAGCCCGAGTACCTCGGCCGCAAGGAGGGAACCAACGTTCCCTACGGCACCGCCGAGGTCGACAAGGGCGAGGTCAGCCGCTACCGCTCCGTCGTCGACAGCATCCTGGACGCGAGCAACCACAAGCTCACCGTCCAGGAGGGCGGCGCCGACGCCGGCACGCCCCGCGGCGAGATCGCGACCCGCTCCGACAAGACGGGCAAGCAGATCCGTGGCACCGTGGAGGCGTTCCACGACGTGCTCCGCCAGCTGAACCTGGCTCCCACCCGAGAGAACGTCCTCCAGGTCATGCGGGACTTCCCGGACTGGGGCACGGCCCTGCTGGAGCTCATCCCGAACCGCTCTGCCGCCGCGTTCTTCCGCACGGTGGACGCCGGCAACGGGCAGACGAACCTCGTCATGGCCCCGTGGCTGGCCGACGCGATGACGCTTCCCCCGGAGGAGGCGGAGCTCGCGATCCTCCGCAACCTGATCCTCCTGACCTTCAACGGCCAGGCGATCGGGACGGACGTCGACGACACCGGAGCAAACGCCCGCGCCTACGACCGCCTCACCGACCGCTTCCACCGCATCCTGTACCAGCTCAACTTCGAGCCGGACAGCGACGTGCGGAAGGGCGAGTTCCTCCGCGTGATGGCGGAGAGCAAGAGCGTCGCGGAGTTCATCCGCGAGGTGAACAAGCACTTCCTCGGCGACGAGCCGCCCGTCGTGGCCTGGGTTCGCGACACCGCCGAGTTCGACGCGGACAAGGTCGGCGGCGGCTGGAGCCAGATCCTCGACGGCGCGACCGAGCGCGAGGCTGTCACCACCCTCCTGCAGCGCACGCAGCGCCTCGTCAAGGGCATCGAGCAGGAGCGCAACGTCGACGTGGCCGACGCGACCATCTGGCGCGCGCTGGAGCGGGCTCGCGAGGCGGAGCGCAACGGCACCGCCGTCGAGGGTTCCGCGGACGCCGTGTACCTGCAGCGCCTGCGCGGAGCGATCGACACCGCCCGCAACATGATCAGCGCCCTCGGCCCGCGTACCCTCGAGGCCGAGGCGATCGAGGCGTACCTGACGTTCAGCGCGTACCGCACGGACAAGGGCCGCGTCACGCCGGGCACCCGCCCGATCGGTGCTCGCGACAGCCAGCTCGACTCGTTCGCCACCAACTACGAGGTCACCCGCGCGTCCCTGACGACGCGGAGCCTCGAGACGCTGGCCGCCAGCCCGCAGATCGCCGCCCGCGGCGAGCTCAGCGTGATGGACAGCGACGGAGTTCCGATCGTCTTCGACGGTCTCGACGAGGACTTCATCATCGACAACTGGCAGGATCCCGCCGCGCGCACGTTCATCCGCAACGTGCTGTTCCCGAGCGTGATCGAGCCGACGCCGGACGGCCAGAACATCAGCACGCAGTACCTCGTGGGCAACAGCCTCGCGGAGCTGCTCAGCGACAACGGCAGCCTGGACCGCCTGTTCCGCAAGAACAACACCGACCAGTACCTCAGCTACATCGAGGCCACGGCCACCGTGCAGGAGGACGAGAACGCCGTCCGCCACGGCATCCCGCAGGTCATCAACGACATCATCCTCACCCGCACGACCCTGGCTGTCGCGAAGCAGAACACGAGCGACGCGCAGCGCGCGTACCGCGAGGTCAGCCGCGGCGTCGCCGAGGTCCTCAAGGTCGTGGGTGACATCGCCAGCCGTCCCGGCACGGACATGGAGGAGTTCCGCGAGGCCGTTCGGGAGAGCCTGCACAAGGGCTACGTCGGCCGCGCGCTCGACCTCGGCACCAGCGACATCGAGCGGGAGATCTCGACCTCGCTCGAGAACAGCCTGTCGGAAGCTCGTCTCGAGATCGTCCGCCTCTCGAAGGAGGGCGCGACCGACACGGCCGCCGCCCGCGAGATCGAGGCGAACATGCTGGAGGCGGCCCTCAGCGAGGACCCGCTCCAGATCGTCATGGCGATGTTCGAGTACGACCCGAGCAGCGCGACCGCCGCCAGCCGGCGCGACCGCCTGGCGAGCTACGTCAAGGTCCGCCCGAACCTCGGCAACAAGGCTCCGTGGGCCCGCGAGGCCATCCGCAAGCTCCAGAACGCGGACGGCACCATGATCATCGGCAGCGACGGCCTTCCCCGCCTGACGCCCGACGAGTGGGTCATGGTCAGCCGCGCCGTCATCGGCGACACGTTGGAGCGCGCCTCCGGCGTCAGCACGAGCGACGAGCTCGGTATGCCGGTGTTCCCGGACTACCGGAAGCCCGCCGGTCGCGCGATGCTCAAGTACTGGGATCCCAGCTTCGCGGACCTGTACGAGCCGCTCCTGCAGGGTGGCCTCGTCACCGCCGCGGCCCGCCTGCACACCGCCGCTCGGCGCACGCACCGCGGCAGCGTCAAGACCGCGGCCCGCGTGTTCGACATGCAGTTCACCGACAAGACCGGCCGCTGGACCGCCGACCTCCCCGGCGCCCAGCAGGAAGCGACCGAGCGCCTCAAGAGCAGTGGCGCGGAGCCGCAGATCAGCATGGCCGGCATGGGTCCGGCTCGCAACGCCGGTCTCAGCGCCGCGTGGACCCGCACCCACGTTCAGACCGGCCTCAGCGAGCTGTACTCGAAGACGCCGACCCTGACCGCCGACATCTTCCTCAGCGGCAACGTGCTCGACACGAGCATCCCCGTCACCCTGCCGAACGGCAACACGACGCAGAGCCCGCTCGCCAGCCTCAACGGTCGGTGGGTGCGTCGCCTGGTCGTGAACGGCCAGGAGCTCGTGCTCGGCCCCGGCAGCTACCCGCAGCCGGTGGTCGGCCAGAGCTGGAACGGCGACCCGAACAGCGTCTACGCCGAGGGCGTGCCGGTCACGCTGCAGCAGATCCAGAACGCTGTGCGCTGGGCCGTGGGCAAGGGTGACCCCGAGAAGGTCAGCGTCGAGATCGAGTTCCTGCACCCCGACGCTCAGCCCAACGCGGGTGGCTACACGAACAACGTCTACTTCGAGGGTCTCGCCAAGCAGAACCTGACGGCCGACGTCGCGCCCAGCCTGCCCGCCGCGTTCTGGGTGAGCCCCGGCGGCAACAGCCCGGTCATGCAGCAGCAGGCTCTCCAGGCCAACAAGACCGGCTCGTTCGCCATCATGCTCAGCACGACGTTCTCCCGCGAGCAGCAGCTGCTCATGGAGACCGGCTGGGCCGGGAACTTCGCCGGCATGCTCCGCACGAAGACGAAGGCGCTCCTCGGTGCAGACAACGGCACCGGCCCGCTCGACCCGATCAACTGGAACGCCGTGTACAAGGAGCTCAAGATGAGCCACTTCGTTCGCGGCCTCGACGCGAACGACACGCCCGTCCTGTGGACGGCCGACCGGGTGATCGCCTGGCAGAACGAGAACCCCGGCCAGGAGCTCCCGCTCACGAACGCCGAGCTCTGGATGCCGAGCGACCCGGTGCTGCGCCGCCTCTACGGCGACACGCGCGACCAGGCGGAGATCAGCGTCATGGCGCAGCTCCCCGAGGTTGACTACAGCCAGTTCCCGCGCTTCACCGGCACGTTCGGCCCGAAGGCTCTGGCCGACATCAAGGGCGCGCTGACGGTCAACCCGGACGGCACCTGGCTGCAGCGCAGCATTCTCGAGACCTACGCCGCCGTGCGTCGGCCGCACTCCCACTTCATCCCGGCGCCGGCGCTCAGCGAGGCGACCGAGAGCAAGTGGGCCCGCGGCGTGCGCGTCCTCAGCGAGGAGCGTAACGCGATCCACCAGGCCCGCTTCGAGAGCAAGCAGCGCGGCGACCTCAAGGACCTCAGCGACAAGGCGTACGACTTCGCCGCCGCCCCGCTGACCCGCGGTCTTGCCAGCTTCAACTGGGGCAACACCCGCGCCCCGTTCGTGCCGAGCCCGACCGTCGGAGAGCGCGACCTCAAGCGCGCGATCCTCAACGAGGTGGCCAGCGCGGAGCGCGCCAGCGACAACCGCATGGCCTGGATTTACCGCGAGGACGCGACCCAGGGTCCGGGCCGCGCGGGCGGTGTCCTGAGCTGGGCCGACATCGAGCGCCCCGGCCACAGCGCCATGAGCCTCGCTCCCGACGACGTGGTCGTCGTGGACGTCGCCAGCTTCCGCGGCGACATGGAGAAGGCGTTCAGCCGCCTCCAGGCGATGATGGATCGCGGCGCGATCATCCACCTCGTCAGTGCCACGGGCGCTCGCGGGGAGGAGCGGACGCTCGCGACGTTCATCCTGGAGAGCGCGGACTACGCGCCGATCGGCAGCAGCCCGGTCACCTTCGAGCGGACTCGCCCGGAGAGCCGCCTCCAGAACGTGAACGCCCGCAACTCCGCCCTGCTGGAGGAGCGCGGCATGAGCGCGGCCGGCGCCGCCCTCATCTACAGCGTGCGCGACACGTTCGACGAGAACAGCGCCGCCGCGATCGAGGCGAACCAGGACATCTCCGGCGACGTCAGCCTCGAGATCGACCTGATCCCGCTCCTGCCGTTCAAGGACTTCTCGGCTCCGGTCTCCCCGACCAGCGTTGCCAAGGTCAAGGCGCAGATCCAGGGTCTGTACGAGACCAGCGAGGGCCGGAAGTACCTGGCGAAGCAGGCGGGCGTCGCGGGTGACGAGGCAAAGCTCCAGGAGTTCGCCGACGCTCTCGACAAGCTCGTCGACCGCTGGAAGGCCAGCCCCGACAGCGCGAGCATCCTGCCCTCCGGCGACTGGAAGCGCGGAGACATCGTGCCGCTGTGGCGCGAGCGTGACGGCGCGGTGCTGCTGTACCGTCACGGCAACAAGGCTCCCTCCCGCAAGGAGCTCGAGGCCGCGCTCGAGGTCGACGACATGAACGTCGCCGTCTACTCCCCGGACTGGCAGCCCGGAGCGACCGTCCACGAGGGTCGCATCGAGAGCACCAGCAAGAACGGCAAGTACGGTCTGCGCAGCAAGATGTGGGTGCCGCTCAAGAACTTCGGCAACAAGCTGCAGCTCGAGCTCAGCGGCATGAAGTACGTCGTGACGACCCTCGGCCAGGACATCAAGCTCCCCGAGGCCCGGTTCTTCCAGAACTGGGGCATCGACTACATGACGGACTCCGCCAGCCAGGACAGCAAGAACGCCTGGACCGGCCGCGTCAGCAACCACCGCTGGGCCTTCGCGGTCTACGGCATCGACACCGAGCCGGAGCTCGTGGAGTTCTTCACCGGCGCCACGCCGAGCTCGGCAGGCTACGCCGCCGCCGTGACGCGGACGCGCAACATCCTCCAGCAGCTCAGCGACACGCTCCCCACCCTGAACGTGACGCAGCTCGAGCGCGCCAGCGCGAACGGCCAGTTCCACCAGAACCTGTACGAGGTCCTCAGCGACCACGTCCAGGAGGCCATGACCGACGCGGACTGGCTGACGGCCCTCGACCCCGCCGCGGACTTCTCCGCGGAGGCGGACGCCGAGCGCCGCGCCGCTCTCGCCGGCATCGCGCAGGCCACCATCCTGTACCTCATGGCTCCGTCCGCCCCCAAGGCAGACCGCGCCCGGTACACGCGGGTGCTGCGCAGTGGTGGACTGAACCACCCCGGCGCACGGTCGTCGGGACTGCAGAGCCAGCTCATGGCCCCGCTCTACACTGAGTTCTACGATCACATGCCCTTCGAGCACCCGACCCGGCGCCTGCTCCTGGACAAGATGAACGCGCAGGTCGGCAAGACGAGCGAGACCGACGGCTGGCTCATCAACCCCGACTTCACCGTCACCAGCCAGGTGGCCGGAGACCCGAGCCAGACCCGCACCGGCTGGATCACGGTCGCCGAGGTGTATTCCTCCGGCGACAACCCGGCGACGGACGCGATGGCACACGAGCGCGGCGAAACTCAGAGTGTCAGTCAGAGTACGCAGAACGTCGCGAGCATGGCTCTTGATGCGCGCGTTGCATTCACTCGCGGTCCGCTCAAGGCAAACGCTGTGTTCGGCCGCGAGGGAATCGTCGACTTCGACGCCGACACCAGCATCTACGACCTGCTCGGATCCATCCCCGACGAGCCGCCCACGCGCCAGCGCAACCTTCCGAACCCCGCGGAGCAGGAGTACGTCGCGATCGCGAGCGACGTGGTGGGCACGTTCCGTCAGCTCATCGACAAGGACGCCTGGAAGAAGGGCTACTCGAAGAGCGAGCACAACCGCAACCTGAACGACTGGAACGAGAAGGCTCGCCCGATCCTCCGGAAGCTCGGTCTCAAGGACGAGCAGGAGTACCTGCTCCACTACTGGGTGCGGCAGCTCCTCGGCATGCCGGCGGACGCCGACCCCAAGGGCACCGAGGGTCGCGTCAGTTACGCACTGGCCATCGACGCCCTCGGCGAGATCGGCCAGAACATCGACAACGGCTGGCTCCCGACCACGGACGGAGAGGTGCCCATGCTGCACTACTCCGACCTGGCAGTGCTCTACCGCGCCAGCCAGCGCGGCGGCAGCTTCATCCCCCGCACCAGCATCGACACGAACGACCGTGTGTCCAGCTGGAACGACTGGATCGACGTGGCCCTCGCTCTCGGCGAGACGCGCAACGCCGTGTTCGACGCGATGTTCCTCACCGCGACGGACGGCATGCTGCACAGCTACATCGGCCAGGAGGACAGCCTCGTCGGCCTGCCGGTCAGCCGGGACGACCTCCGCCGCGCAGAGCTCTTCGACCCGAAGCTCAGCCAGTTCGTGGTCAGCCTCGACCCGTTCCGCAACCAGACGGTCGGCGAGACGGAGATCCTGAACCAGGCGTACCGCGGCATCGGCGACCGCTTCGGCGCGCAGCGCGTCGGGGCACGCTGGGCGGGCAAGCTCCCGCCGACGAGCGCGATCCAGAAGCGCCGCTCGGCGCGGAAGACGTGGCGGAAGAACCGCGGCATCGCCAGCCCGGCGGTGACGAACATCCGCAACTTCCGCCAGTACGGCGCGCAGTGGCGCGAGGAGCAGACCACGACCAACGCCTTCGTCCGCGTCGTGACCGACCTCCGCGTCGGCATGGCCATGTGGAACCCGCTCCTGTGGGTGTCTGCCGGCGTCGAGCTCGGTGTTCGTGGGGCTCTCGAGACCACGACCAACCTCCTGCTTGGCCAGGGCACCGGCGTCGCGGGCAACGCGGCGGCGGCAGTCAGCGGCGGCAAGTGGAGCGTCTACACCGACGAGCAGCGTGCCGCGATCACCAAGGGCATCAAGGACCTCGGCAGCCGCAGCTCGTTCAAGGGCATGGTCTACAGCGAGCTGATGTTCCACCGCGAGAAGGGTGGCAACAGCATCATCGAGCGCGGCAGCCGCGCCTTCGCCCGCGCCGGTTCCTACATGCAGGATCCGACCTGGGGTCTCAAGGGAACGGTGCTCAGCCGCCGCTACGTCGAGAGCGCGCTGCAGTGGATCGCGGCCAACCCGACCGAGACCGTCGTCTCCGTCGAGAAGGTCATCAGCAGCCTCGTCAGCGACCCGACGTGGCTCCACGACAACATCCGCCCGGCGCACGACGCGGCCCTCGCGAGCATCGCGAACCTCCGCTCGCTGAAGCCGACGCCCGTGAGCAAGTTCATCAGCGGCATCTACGAGCCGCTCAGCAAGCACCCGAACCTCGCGATCAACACGATCGCGAACCTCGGGCTCCGCATCCCGCTGATCTTCTCGAACTACGCGATCAACGTCGGCACGAACATCACCGGTCTCCAGGCTCCGATGGCGATGCTCGCCACCGTCCTGAACGGCCGGAAGAACCCGATGGCCGGGATCCAGAGCTGGCTCGCCGGCGACGGGTATAACCGGGACGACGTCAACTTCGACATGAGCACCGTGCTGGAGGGTCTCGACCTCAGCAAGGCCATGCTGCAGGGCGCGATCACCCACACCAGCCTCTTCGCCCTCGGCATGGCCGCGGGTGGGCTGGGCCTCACCGGAGGCGACGAGGAGGAGCGCCGTCGCAAGAAGGCGATGAAGTACCAGACGGGTCAGATCGTGTACGACCCGCGGGACATCATCAACGACTTCCGCAACGCGGACAGCGTCTACCTCGACTGGCTCCCGTTCGGCATGGGTGGGCTCTTCTCGATCCCGGACCCGAGCAACGTGAACAGCAGCCAGAGCATGGCCAACGTCCACTGGATCCTCCGCCAGTTCGTCAGCCCCATCCTCGGCTTCGAGCGGGCGCTCGAGACCGGCGACGTACGCCACATCATGTGGGGCTTCCAGGACGCGATCGGCAGCATGCCGCTCGTCAACACCGCGAGCTGGACCGACGCGAGCGACACGTTCGCGCGACTGATCGAGACGGCGCCGGACACCGCGAGCGCCGAGAACCTGGGCGCCACGCTCGACGCGTGGGGCACGGTACTCACCGGCGTCGCGTACTACGAGCGGATGCTGCTGGAGAACAGCTTCGTCAACATGCTGTACCAGCAGGCCGACCGCTACGACCGCGACCCGTGGGTGCTCCCCAAGACGGACGTGGACGGCAACATCATCCGGCCGCGCCTCGACCAGCCCGTCGCGAGCGACGCGCTGGAAGACTACGTCGACCCGATCACGGGCGAGGTGCAGCAGGGCCGCAAGGGCTTCGACTGGTGGGACGCGACGCTCCACGGGTTCAGCGAGAACCGCGGCACGCTCGCGCTGATGTTCAGCCTCTTCTCCGGCAACGGTCTCGGTGGCAGCACGATCCGCACCAACATGGTGCCGAAGACCCGCACCATCGACAAGGCTGAGCTCGAGGGCGAGGAGGCGGCGGTCGCGATCGCCGGGCTCTTCCAGCAGAGCGGCGGCTTCGACGCGGCGAGCGTGGACGGCGACCCCGGCCTGATCCTCAGCACCTACGACGCGATGGGCCGCGAGGTGCTGAACGAGAACGGCGCCGCCGCCGTGATCCACGGCATCTGGAAGGGTAGCGTGCAGCCCGGCTCGCCGGCGCTGGAGGGTGTGTTCATCACCAAGGAGACCCGCGAGGCGATCCAGGCGAACCTCATGACGGCCATCATCCAGGAGGGCGTCGACATGGGTCTCAGCGACTTCGACGCCAAGGGCCGGATGTACGACATCTGGTACGGCCCGAAGGATGACCCCGAGGTTCGTGGCTTCGGAGACATCCTCTTCGACAAGGACATCATCCCCTACAGCCAGAGCGAGCAGTACCTCCAGCTGAACACGACCTACGTCATCGGCCCGGACGGTCGTCCGTGGGCGACCGGCGTGGCGCGCGACAACCTCAGCACGATGTTCGGCTTCGCTCCCGTCAACCGCTTCATGCGCGGAGACGTCGGCCTCAACGTCGACGGCTCGCTCAACAGCGTCGACGACGCTCGCGGCATCAACACCGGACTGCGCGGCCTCGAGAAGGTCGACGACAGCTGGGACGTCCCGACCCCCGAGGAGATCGGGAAGAGCATCGAGGACGCGATGAAGGACGCGATGGGGAAGAGCTACTCCTCCAACAAGGGCGACACCAACGGTGGCTACGGCTACGGGCGTCGCTACGGTGGAGGCGGCGGCGGAGGCGGCGGCGGAGGCCGCAGCTACCCGTACAAGCTGAACGGACCCGAGCGCAACGACGCCGTCTACGCACGGCAGACGCCGTTCGTGAACGTCGACAACCCGATGATCCGCCGCGCTACAATTAGACGAGAGCGGTTCTCCAGTGAACGAGGAAGGCTGAACCAGTGGCAGTGAGTGAGTTCGAGCCGGTCAAGAAGTTTGAGGACTGGTATGACCGGTACGACCTCAACGACCGCACCGGCACCGTAGGCAACTTCGACGTGAGCAAGTGCGCGTCGAAGGTGCTCCGGCAGTTCGACCGCGCGAAGCGCGAGATGGACATCCGCGTCAAGAACTACGACAACCTGATCAAGCTTGTCGACGCGGAGGTCATCAGCGAGAAGCCGGACCTGCCCAACGTCAGCTCCGGCGAGGTCGCGGGCATGGTCCGCCGCATGGCTCGCAACCTCGTGCAGCACACGCCGAACGTCGAGATCGTCAGCAAGTTCGACGACGACGGAGCGGCCGGCATCTTCGCGCAACACATCCTCAAGAGCAAGATCATCGGGGACGACCTGTACTCGAACGACATGCAGCAGAACCTCTACGCGTCGGCGAAGAACAGCCTGACGCTCGGGTTCGACGCGGTGGTCCCGATCCTGCAGCAGGACGCCGCGGGCGGCTGGACCATGAAGTACGACAACATCTACTACCGGGACGTGTTCCCCGACCCCGGCGTCAAGGACATCAAGGACGCGAAGGTCGTGTTCGTCCGGCGCTACCTCACCCGCGCCGACGCGTGGGCGCTGATCCGCAACCAGACCTCCGGCTGGGATCCGTACGCGCTCAAGACTCTCGCCGAGAACCCGCCGCCGGCGCGTGACCGCGACAGCGTCGACCACCAGAGCGCGAAGCACCACGCGATGCCCGAGGGCTACGAGATCATCACGTACTACAACAGCTACGGAGACCCGTTCCTCACCTGGGACGCACGGACCCGGATGCTGCTCCGCATCGAGAAGAACAAGGATCCGCTCAAGCGCCACCCCGTCTTCTTCCTCATCATGGAGAAGGACCTCAACCAGCCGCTCGGCAAGAGCCAGGTCGAGCTGGTCGTCGGCCGCCAGGAGTTCCAGGACCTGATGCTCAACGGTGCCATGAAGATGTGGTACCGGAACATCAACCCGCCGATCATCGGCTACGGCACGATCAACGCCGTGCCGAACCTCGGGCCCGGCAAGTTCACCCCGATCAGCAACCCGAACGCGAAGCTCGAGCCGCTCGAGGTCAGTACCCAGACGCTGCTGCAGTACAACAACATCGCGACGGCCAACGCCGGCAACATGGTGCAGCAGCTCGGCGCAGCTGACCAGCAGATGGCCAGCATGAACGGCGGCAACGGCGGCATGAGCCAGACGCCGCAGGGCGTCGAGGCACAGCAGGCGATGGTCGACATCACGACCAACAACTACCAGAAGGCGATCGAGAACTTCTTCTCCCGCTACTGCAGCTACGCCCTCACCGTCTACTTCGCCGAGCTCAAGGGCACCGTCAGCGACATCATCCCCACGGCGGACGCACGCCGGGCGATGATCAACGGCGGCCTCACGATCCAGGACATCGTGGACGACGAGGGCAAGGTCGTCGCCAAGGCCGACTTCGACGAGGACGGCCGCCTCAACCTCGAGTTCGATGAGATGGCGACGGAGTACTTCGTCCGCACGATCCCCGGCTCCCTCGTCGAGATGGAGGATGAGAAGCAGCTGCGCGTGCTGAACCAGATGTTCGTGCCGCTCAGCCAGATGATGCCGGCCCTCGCGGCGGCCGGGAACCAGGAGGCGCTGCGCAACGCGACCGCCGTCCTGGAGTTCATCATGCAGCGCGAGATCGAGCTCAGCGGCAGCGCGCACTCCGCGGACATGAGCCGGATCTTCCGCGAGGGGCCGAGCGACGCGCTCTCGGCGCAGCAGCAGTTCGCTCAGCAGTACGACGAGCGACTCAACGCGATCGATGGAGCGCGGGCCCAGCAGCTCGAGCTCGAGAGCCAGGAGAAGGCCGAGACGCGCGAACAGATCAGCCTCCTCCGACAGGGCATGGGTGCCATCATGACGCACCTAGGTATCCCAGAGGCTACAACTGAGCCTGTAACAGCAGAAACACAGGTATAACTTCTAGAACTTCTGTACCAACAGGGCAGAATAAGAGCGTGCCGGGGAGTCCGGCCGCAGACACACCGAAAGGAGGGGATGCAGGATGGTCGCACCGGTCCAGAAGGACAGCCTGACCGAGTGGCAGCAGGGTCTCGCCACTTACCTTCGCATCTCGTCTCCGATCGCCGGTATGTTCACCGGCTCGGAGATCAAGCCCAACCCGAACGCGCGAAGCATCCGCGTCCCCGACATCCGCGTCGATGACTACATCACCGACGCCGAGATCGGTCGCATCGGGACCACCCACTACCAGGGCAGCGAGTTCACTGGCGAGTGGAAGAACGGCGTCCCGCCGATCTTCTGGCGCGAGTACTCGATGTCGCGTCACCGCAGCTTCGGCTTCACGGTGTTCGACGAGCAGCTCCGCTACTCGCCGATCAAGAACATCGTGCAGGAGTACGTCGGCCGCAAGATGCAGACGACGGTCATCCGTGACCACGACAAGTACTGCCTCCTGGCCGCGATCTCCGGTCACATGACCGGCAAGCTCGTTCCCCGCGTCGCGGGCGTCGACACCGTCGGCCCCCAGACCGCGGACGCCCACCGCATCTCCAACACCGGAAACGCGGCGGACTACAAGTGGATCGCCGAGCCCGGCGAGGACTACGACAACCAGATCCAGCCGAGCTTCGCGACGATCAAGGGCATGTTCCTCGACGACGCCGACCCGCTCAAGACGCTGGACGCTCTCACGCTGACGTTCTCGGACAACTGGTTCGACTCGAACTTCGGCAACAACGAGCGGTTCCTCCTGATCACGTCCGCGCTGGAGCTCGTCTTCATCAACGCGCTGATCTCGAAGGGCGCCGGCACCGAGTCCGCGTTCAAGCTCTACCGTGACGGAGACATCTCCGGCGCCCAGGCGAACGGCTACCTCGGAACCCTCAAGGGCTCCTGGAAGCTCGTCAAGATCCACCCCGAGTGGCTCCCGAAGGTGTTCACCGACTCGTCCCTCGTGGTCGACCCGGTGGCCGACACCTCCACCGCCAACCGCACCCTGCGCCAGGTCGTCGCTCTCGCGGCGTACAAGAACGCGATCCAGACCTACGAGCACTTCTCCGAGAAGCGCCAGCAGGATGGTGGCGTGCGGTTCAAGGGCACGGAGTACGTGCAGGACTTCTCCTACGACGCCTGGGCCATCGACCAGCTGTCGGAGGGCATCGTCCCGCTCTTCATGCCGAACTCGCCGACCAACCTCGCGGTCGTGAACACCTCGTTCACGAACGTCGCTGCGCAGGTCGCCGCGGCCCGCGCGCAGAAGTCGGTCTCGCCCAACACGTACCCGATCTCGGGTGCCGACACGGTGCTGTCCCGCCCCGAGTGGTACCACCAGGTCATGGGCTACGAGAACACGACCGCCCTCAACACGGGTCTGCCCGTCCAGGAGACCGGAGACGTTGCGCACCGCAACCCGATCCTCCCGAACGACGACCCGACGCCGATCGTCAACGCCCGTGCGAACACCACGGTCTACGCGGTGGGCCAGAAGGTCACCTTCTCCAACGGTCAGACCTACACGGTCTCCGTCGCCGGTACGTCCGGTGCCTCGCAGCCGGCCACGACCGGCATCGACATCGGCGAGACGCTCGTCGACGGCTCCGTCACCTGGCGGCGCTCCAACTGAGTTGATGGGGCGGGTTCCCCCCGGACCCGCCCCGTCACCTCTCTAGAGAGAAGGTGAAGTCATGGAAGAGCTGATCGAGGTGCTCACACAGATCCAGGATCTCGCGGGCGTCGCCATCGAGGCACTGACCGAAGCTGCCGGTGGTGGCGGCGCACCGGAGGGTGGAGCACCGCCCGAGGCCGGTGCGGAATCTGCACCACCGCCCGAGCCCCCCGCCTGAGTCGGGGGATGAACAGGGCTGACACCGGGCTTCCGAGTTCCCCCGGTGTCAGCCCTACATCAAGCAGAGAGGAGTGACTCGTGACCTACATCGGCAACACCCCGCAGGAGCAGACCGTCCTTCGACTCGAGGCCGCGAAGAGCTTCTCGTTCAACATCTGGGTCCAGGATCAGACCGGCCGCAGTCTTGACATCACGGGCGCAACCGCTCGCATCGTCATGAAGAAGCCGCCGTTTGACCCGGCAGACGTCAACGACACCACGAACCTCATCACGAACGACGACGCAGTCATCGTGGATCCCGGCGTCGGCCTCATGCGGTTCGACCTCCAGGCCGCGGACCTGAACCTCGCGCAGGGCGAGTACCCGTACGCGATCGTCTTCGAGAAGGACGGCTACTCCTTCGTCATGGTGAAGGGCGTCGTCCAGATCCTCGCGAACGGCGAGCTCACCAGCATCGGTGACGTCTACACCGGAGCCGACCCCGCGGCGCAACAGCTGATCGTCAGCATGGCTGGCCCGAAGAGCATCAACGTCTACGCCGGTGGAAGCCTCGCTCCCGGCACGACGAGCTTCACCGATGCCGACAAGGCCAAGCTCGACGGCATCGACGCGGGAGCGCAGCTCGTTCCCGAGTACCGCCTCATCCCGCCCGGTGGCAACCAGGGCTCCGTGCTCACGAAGTTGAGCAGCGCCACGGACTTCACCGTGGGATGGGCTCAGCCCTCCGGCGGCGGCGGGAGTGGCAGTGGCATCGACCCGACCGGGATCCCGGACGGCTACGTCCCGACCGCGAACGGCTCGGACGGCTGGGACTGGGAGCCGGCCGACCCGGTGAGTATCAGCGCCGACATCATCGTCGACAGTGCGACCAAGGTCATGATGAGCCCCGCGGAGCGCGCCAAGCTCCAGGGACTCAACTACCCGCCTCAGTGGGGCGACGTGGCGGGCAAGCCGATGTTCGGCACCGTCGCGCTCCTGAACACCAACCAGGTCCTCCAGCCCGGTGGCGTCAACGCAGCCACCGACATCACTGCAGGAGTCCTCAACAACGCTCGAGTCCCCCGTGTCGGTGAGCTCCGCGGCGCCACGAGCGGCACAGCCGCTCCCTCCGGCGGCTCGGACGGCGACTGGTACATCCAGTACTCGTAGGCGGTGAGGCATGGCTGACGTCATCGGGTGGGGCCGCAGTAGCCCCAACGTGAACTTCTACCTGGAGTTCGAGTGGGTGCAGCACAGTGCTGCAACCGCGAACTACAGCTGGGTTCGCACCCGTCTCCGGTGCAACAACGCCGGCAACGCCAGCACGGCGACGAGCTGGGGTCAGAGCGGCGAGCAGCGCTGGTGGAGCAACACCGGACACAGTGGAAGCCACTGGGCCGGGAGCAACTTCCTGCCCAGCGGCTACGGCGCGAACGCGCAGCGTTGGCGTGACGAGTGGAACTTCGACGTCTACCACGACGCCAACGGCAACGCGACCATGCAGTTCGGCATGGCCGTCGAGATGCCGGACAACGTCGGGGTCTTCGAAGGGTACTCCGGCAACATCGCCCTGCCGCGGATCCCGCTCGTCCCGTACACTCCCGGCACGCCCACGGCAAGCGACATCACCACGACGAGTGTCAAGCTGACGTGGGTGAACGGAGCGCGCGGCCACGCCAACACAGACTCTGTCCTCCTCCGGCGCTACTCCGGCACCGCCACGACCGGCCCGTACACGGACTACCCGCTCGCGGCGACCGCCACGAGCCACACCGTTACGGGCCTGACCCGCGGGCAGACCTACACGTTCTCGGTCTACAACCGGAACAGCGACGGCTACAGCCCACAGAGTGGTGGCCGGACGGTCACCCTGCTGAACACCATCCCGGACAAGCCACCGACGCCGGTGGCCATCAGCCAGACGAACAGCAGCATCACGCTCAGCATCAAGAACCCCGCCTACACGGGCGGGAACCTGACGAGCCGTCAGATCCAGTACTCTCCGACGCCGGACTTCTCGAGCGAGGTGGAGCTGGCCAACTCGCCCAGCGGCGCCCCGGACACGGACGGGATCTGGAAGGCGACCCTCACAATCCCGAACCTGGACCGCTACACCCGCTACTGGGTACGGCACCGCGTCCAGAACGCAATCGGCTGGAGCGCATGGAGCGACACGCTCGACATGGGAACGCTCGCCGATCTTCCTTCGGCGCCGAGCGGCTACTCCGCCACGGACATCGCGAGCAACACGGCGTACAGCACGATGCCCGTCGTCAGCGATGCCGGCGGTGCGCCACTCATCAACCTCCGCCACCAGTTCGCGACGACGCAGAACACGGGCGCGACGATCAACACGCTCGATCGGTACGGCCTCCCGTTCATGGCGGGCCTGACAGCGAACACCACGTACTGGTACCGCATCAGCGTCGAGAACGTGATGGGCTGGAGCGCGTGGGGGCCGTGGGTCTCGTTCGCGACGAAGAACAACGTTCCGAGCGCGCCCGCCAGCGTTAGCGTGAATGGCATCACGAACACCACGGCACAGCTCAACTGGGCTGCACCGACGAACCTGTACGGCTCGACCATCACGGGCTACACCATCCGTGTTGCGCCGAACCGCGACTTCGGCACCGGTGTCGCCGTGTACAATCTGGCCGCCGGAGTCACGAACAAGGTGATGGACGGCCTCCAGCCGGGCACCGAGTACTACGCGCAGATCTGGGCGAACACGAGCAACGGGTTCGGCAGTTACAGCACCGTCCAGACCTTCACGACTACCGGCACCGCCCCCGGTGCGAAGCCGCTGTGGGTCCGCGTCGCCGGCGTGTGGCGACCCGGCATCCCGTGGGTGAAGGTCAACGGCGTGTGGCGACAGGGAGTGATCTGGCGCAAGGTCAGCGGCGTGTGGAGGAAGCTCTGATGGAGATCTTCAACAGCCCGCAGGACTCGAGCGTCATCGAGGTCGAGGCCCGCAAGAGCTTCGCCTTCGGCCTCTGGTTCGTCGACAGCCGTGGAGAGGCCGTCGACCTGACTGGCGCGAGCCTCACGTTGACGGTCACGAAGTTCGACCGCTACCACCAGCACGTCGTGTTGTTCAGCGTCGCGGCGCACCTCGCTGACGCGGCGGTCGGCTACGCGACGATCAACGTGCAGGCCGCCCAGCTCGACGTGAAGCCCGCGACCTACCAGTTCGCGCTGACCCTCCGCGTCAACGGCTACAGCGTCGTCGTCATGAAGGGCGACTTCACCGTCCGGCAGAACGCTGAGTTCAGCAGCGTGAGCGAGGGCTTCATCGTCGCGAACCCGAGTCAGAACCTCGAGGTCCAACTCCGCAACCAGACCAATGTGCATCTCGAGCTCAGCACCGTGCTCCCGCCGAACCTGGTCGCCCCGACCGACGCGAGCGACGCGGCTGTGGCGGGCTACATCGCGAACGTGACGAGCCTCACCAGCCAGCAGCTCGACATCCGGTTTGTCACGCACCCAGAGCTCACATCAGCTCTCTCGCCGATTCTTACGACGCTCAGCGAGAAGGCCGACAAGACCTACGTCGACACCCAAGACTCGGCGCGCGTCGCCCGCAACATCTTCACCGCGAAGGGACAGCTCCTCGCCGCTACGGCACCGAGCATCCCCGGCGTACTCAGCCCCGGAACGAACGGCCACGTCCTCATCGCGAGCAGCGGGCAGAGCACCGGCCTCCGCTGGGCGGAGTACATGCCAACCGGCACCGTGCTCCCGTGGGCGGGCACCAGCAACACCGTCCCGGCGGAGTTCCTGTTCTGCACCGGACAGGCCGTGAGCCGCACGACCTACGCCACTCTGTTCGGGGTGATCGGTACGACCTACGGCACCGGGGACGGTTCCACGACCTTCAACGTGCCGGACCTCCGCAGCCGTGTCCCGGCCGGACACAGTGCCGTCGATGCCGACTTCCAGACTCTCGGCGGAGAGGGTGGCGCAAAGACCGTCACGCTGACCGAGGCGCAGATGCCGAGCCACACGCACGGCTGGACCAAGGTCAACGCGGGCACCACGACGGAAACCAGCTTCGACCTCCCCCGCCACCACCGAACGACCGCGAACGGTGGAGAGAAGACGTTCACGACAGGAACGACCGGTGAGGTCGTGAGCTACTGGAACCTGGCAAACACTGGTGGAAGCCAGGCTCACAACAACCTGCAGCCGTACCTCGTGCTGCGGTTCATCATCAAGATCTAGCAAGGTAGAATGAGAGAGGAAGGAGAACATCATGGCAGCACTCAAGAATCACCCCGGCATGTGGCTCCGCGATGACGCCGCAGCAGCGATCAACGCGCTGGAGGACAAGTACGGCGTGATCCGCATCAACTCGGCAGGCCGGACGGTCGCCGAGCAGAACGACCTGATCCGTCGCTACGACCGCGGAGAGCCGGGCATCTTCAAGCCGGCGCGCCCCGCGGAGCGCAGCAACCACGTCGCCAACGGCGGGATCGCCGTGGACGTCTACAACTACACGAGCGACCGCGCGAAGCTCAACGAGTTCGGGTTCCAGTGGTACGGCCCGAGCGACCCGGTTCACTACACCTTCGTCGGCTGGGCTGGCAACAACCCGAAGGGGAACCAGCTCACCAAGGACCGTCAGAACTTCCTCCGCTCCCGCGGCTGGAACATCGCGGCGGATGGCATCGAGGGCCCCATCACCAAGCAGGTGTACCGGGAGTACCAGACGTACCTCCAGAAGCGTGGCTGGTACAAGGGCAAGATCGACGGCGTCTGGGGCAACGGTACCCAGGCGGCTCACCAGACCTACTGGAACGAGCTCAACCCGCCCAAGCCGACCGGCGCTCTGACCTACGCGGACATCCAGCGCGGGCTGAACAAGTTCGGCTACGGCCTCGTGGTCGACGGCATCTGGGGTCGCAAGAGCAGCAACGCTCTCGCCGACTTCCAGCGGAAGCACGGCCTGACCGTGGACCGCATCGTCGGCCCGAAGACCCGCGCGGCGCTGGGGATCTGACATGAGATCCCTGCTGCGTGGCACCGTCTGGGAGAAGGGCGCTCTCGACGAGGAGCCGAAGAAGTACCGGCCCCTCGTCCGAGTGTGGCTCCCGATCTACGACGGCATCGCCATCGCAGCAGGGATCTTCGCCGTCCTGTTCGGCAGTCAGCTCCTCGACCGCATCTACGGCGACGCGACAGACTTGATCGGAGGGGTGTTCTCACTCATCGCGTTCACCTGTCTGATCGGGGTCGCGTACCCCGCCAACTGGAAGCTCGAGGTCGGAGCGAAGATCGTGATGCTGAGCATGCTGTTCAGTTACGTCGTTGCCGTGCTCGTCTCACCCTCCCCAGCGCAGCTGGCTTACGCGCAAGGACCAAGCTGGTTCGTGGCGGCCATGCTGTGCTGGGGTGTTCCGATGGCCGGCTTCCGCCTCACCCAGCTCGCAATCGAAGAGTTCGATCGCCAGGTGAAGGCTCGTGCGCAGGAGATCCGCAATGAGTGAAGGCGTCATCATCGCACTGATCGGCCTCGCCACCGGCGGCGGCGTCAGTGCAGCCTTCATCGGGTGGCTGCGCTTCCGCAAGAAGGACAAGGTCGAGGTCGAGGCCCAGCGACAGGTCGCTCTCGGGGAACTCTTCGACAACGCGAACGACCTGCAGCAGTACGTTCAGGCTCAGGTGAAGGTGGCGGTCGCGGAAGCGATTGCCCCGCTCGAGAAGGAACTCAAGGACCTCAAAGAAGCTTCGCATCGGATCCACGACGCGTTCCGCTCGTTCTTCACCCAGCTCTGGGTGTGGGATCGCGGCGGCCGTCAGGGTCAGATGCCTGTCGTCCCGCGTGACATCCTCGCGGAGCTGCGTCTGGGACACTTCCTCGATCTGCCGTTCGAGGATACCGAACCGCTACACCCCAAGGAGTAAGCATGACTGACAACCTCGATGAACTGACGACTGGCCCCGGCTTCGTCAAGCGCTCGCGCAAGGCGTTCGTCGCCGGCGCTCTCGCTGCGGCAGGCTCGTTCGGCCCGGCGTTCGCGATCGCCACCGCAGACGGTGTGATCGGCTTCACCGCCGAGGTGGTGCCGATCGCCGTGGTCAGCCTCGGCATCGGCGTCGCGGCGTTCTTCGGAACGTACCAGACCCCCAACGCAGTCTGACCGTTCGCGGTATCATAGGATCGAGAGGAGGCCGTCGTGGCTAGTGGTGGACTGATGAAGGCGATGCGTAGCTTCAAGAAGCCCGCAACGGCGGCCCCCGCTCGAACCATGCGCCCGGCCGCGCAGCGAGCAACAACGCCGCCGCCGGGCGAGAACCAGCTCGACCGCATGAGCGGCTGGGACAAGTTCGTCTACGGGCAGAACCAGGGCGGCCAGGACTCGTGGGCCGCCGACCAGGCTCAGGCCGCCGCGGACAAGAAGCGGTGGGAGGAGAGCAACGCCGACCGCATCGCCGCGCAGAAGGAAGAGGACAAGAAGCGCGGCGACAACGCGAGCTCGATGCCCGGCGACATCGCGACCGCTGACGACGCCCTCGCGGCGTACGAGCGGGAGAACAACCTCAAGCCCGGCACCTACAGCTCGGGCGGGCAGACGACCGACCAGTACTCGTCGAACGCCGCGCTCAAGAACTTCGAGCGCCTCTTCAAGCTCCCCGCGGGATCCGTCGCCGCGGAGGGAACGACCGAGGTTCCCCAGACCCCGGCGCAGCAGCGGGACACCTGGGGCTCGAGCCTCGGCGGCCCGCAGAACGAGGTGAAGGAGCTGACGTGGGACGAGTACGACGCTCTGAGTCCGAGCCAGCGTGCAGCCGTCGACGCGAACACCATGCTCGTCAACGCCATCAAGAGCGACCTGTCTACCGGCGCTCTGGCCGCCGATAGCAAGGACGACGTCTACGCCGCCACGGTCAACGAGCTGTTCGGCGAGACCGGCGGCAGCGACACCTACGCGCCGAACACCGTCATGGCCCTCAGCCAGCTCGGTCTGGCCGACACGGAGAACGGCGACCTCGACAACTACCTCACGCAGAGCGCGCTCATCAACGAGCAGGATCTCGCGTCCATCGGCAAGGGCGAGTTCAGTGACACCGCTCGCGGCCAGCAGACGAAGCTGTTCAGCGAGCGAGCCCTCACCAGCATCAGTGAGACGCTGAGCAGCGGCTACGGGATCCTCTCCGGCGTCGGCGCCGCAGACCCGCAGAGCACCGAGCTCAACGACCTGTTCGAGATGCTGAGCACCCGCGGCAACTACGAGCAGCTGCAGGACAACGACGTCAGCGAGATCATGGGCATGTTCCTCGCTGAGAACCCGGCGATCGACGAGGGCACGCTGACTCGGTACTTCGAGGATCGCCTCAACGCGTACGACTACGGGACAGCGGCCGGCCAGACGCCGAGCCTCGGTTCGGGCGAGCCGAACCTCTACATCACTCCGGCCGAGTTCCGTGGCCGGTACTTCACGACCGGAGGTAACTGACATGGCAGCACGCAAGGCCGGTGGCCTGAGCAACGCGCTCACGATCGGCAAGCGCAACGAGCGCGAGGGCAAGCCGGTCGGTACCGGCACCGTTCTCAAGCCGGGGTACACACCCGCCCCGGTGAACCCGCTCTGGCAGATCGATCTCACCAAGCAGGGGGGCGGGGTGCCTGTCGCTCCGAGCGGCCCGCGCGACGTGCGGACGAGCTCGTTCAGCGACACCGGCGGCGGCAGCCCCGGCGGCTCGTCCGGGGGCATCAGCGCCGCGCAGGCCCGCGCGAACGCCGCCGCCCGCTCCGCGAGCCAGGCGCAGAACGACAACACCCGCGCCCTCGTCAACCAGCAGAAGAGCCTGATCGACTCGTTCGGCAAGCAGCGCGACACGAAGCTCGGCAACATCGCGCAGTCGTTCCAGCAGAGCGACGCGACGCTGATGAAGAACTACGGCCTCGCGCTCGCCGGTCTCGAGGGCAACCGCACGCAGAACGAGATGAGCGAGGGCGACCAGAGCTACGCCAACATCGCGAACGCCGTGCGGGAGCGCAGCAGCATCGCCGACCAGGCCGCCAGCCAGGGCGCCGGCGAGACCGACCTGCTGCGCAGCCAGCTCCAGGCGTTCCGCAACTTCGCGAACAACCAGAGCGAGATCAGCCGCTCCTTCAACGACACGCTGCAGTCCATCAACAACAGCGTGACGAGCCTCAACAGCGACACGTCGACGAGCCGGGTCAACCTGTTCAACCAGGCCGAAGCCGACCGCGAGCAGGCGTGGGCGAACTACGCGAACCAGACGGCAGACGCCTGGACGCAGATCGCCAACATCGAGAACAGCAACACGAACATCGAGAGCGACACGAGTGTCGGCTACAACAAGATGTTCGCGGACGCGGGCAGTCAGGCCGCGGCAGCGGTGCAGCAGAGCTACAAGCGCCAGGCCATCCCGAGCGGCTGGACCGACTGGGACGGCAAGGGTGAGGCCAAGGACCGGAAGCTGACGAGCAGCAACCGAGCCGCGGCGGTCAACCTCGGCGGCCCCGTCCGTCGCGCCGAGGGAGCGACGCTCCGGAAGTGGAACCAGTGACATGCCCAACCCTGACCTCCAGATGACGCTCGATGACGCGGTGCAGGAAGTCCTCGGACTCCTCACCGGTCTCGACGTCACCTACGACCCGGACCAGGACCGGTACCGGACGATCGCGCGTACCCTGAACCGCGCGCTCCGGGCCAACGCCCTGGAGCACGAGTGGAGCTACTACTCCTCCGTCGAGACTGTCGGCATCGTCCACCCCGGCGACACCGACGTGGTGCTGCGCAGCACCGTGCGGCTCCGCAAGACCGGCGACGACAGCGTGCGCTTCGTGCGGCCGGGCACCGACGAGGTCGTGGAGTGGGCGTACATCCTCCCGCGCGACGCGCTGCACAAGTACAGCGGGCGCTACGGCGGCATCTGGGCGAGCGTCACGCGCGAACGGCTGACGTTCTCCCGGCCGCTCGGGCAGAGCCTGGCGGGTCTCGAGATCCAGGTGCCCGTCATGCGGGAGCCGAAGATGTTCGACATCCCGCCCGTGCAAAGCGACCCGGACGCGCCACTCGTTCCGATCGACGACGACACGCGAGCTCAGCTCCTCGACTACGACTACCCGGACGCCGTGGTCCTCCGCGCCGCGTACATGTACGCGCAGGGCGACCCGATCATGCAGCCGCGCGTGCAGACGCTCGAGGCCCAGTTCAACGACCTCAAGTACCAGCTCATCGAGCGCGACGACCAGCACACGGACAGCGTGTTCATGAACGACTTCTTCGTGCCGATCACGAACAGCATCGACGGTGGCGGGATGGGCTGGAACGGCCGACACCCGCACAGTGACGAGCGTCGCTGATGGCACAGAAGAAGACTGCTCCGGCGCCGATCGACCGGCCTCTCGCCAAGGCGTACCTCCGGCAGTTCCAGGGCTGGAGCACGGCGTACCCGCCGGGCCTCAGCGACCCGACGTCTCTCCGCATCATGGAGAACGTGCAGGTCACGCGCGAGGGCGCGGTGCGGACACGACCCGCACTGCGCTCCGTGCTGACCGCGAACACCTGGCTGGACGCCAACTACGACGCGCGCATGGTCGGCGGCTACGAGCATTTCTTCCTGAACGACGGTCGCAAGGCTCTGCTGTTCGCCTCGCGCAGCAGCAGCGGTATCGTCAGCTTCAAGGTCGCGATCTACAACAGCGCGACCCAGCGATTCGACATCAAGCCGCTCACTGACCCCGCGGTGAACTTCTCGATCCCGCAGGGTGAGAGCATCCTGAACTTCTCGAGCGCAACGACGTTCGTGAAGTACCTCCAGATCGACAACAAGATCTTCGCGCTCAGCGACGCCGGCGAGGACCTTCGGCTCTTCGACGTGGGCGAGACCAAGAAGGCGCGCAAGGTCGTTCCGATCACCGTGCCCGAGTGGGACACGGCGAGCGCGCTCAGCATCATCCACCCGAGCGCGAGCTGGATCAACGGCCCGCAGACCTCCGGCACGAGCGCCCAGACCCCGACGACGCAGACGCTTATCAGCAGCACGGCAACCGCGAACATCTACAACTACGCGTTCTGGTACACCTTCGAGAACGAAGTCGGTGAGAGCGCGGCGAGCCAGATTCAGGTGATCAAGGCCCAGCGCGCGTGGAGCCAGTGGCGCTTCCTCGCGCCAGACTCGAGTGGCAACCCGACGACCACGCCCGTCACCGACCCGAAGAAGGCGATGGATCAGCTGTACGCACAGCTCCCACTGACCGTCTTCAACGCCGCAGTGAGCCAGGGTGCCGTGCGGTGGAACCTCTACATGGCGACCTGGAGCGACACCGACAGCGTGCCGCCGGAGGGCATCATCGTCGCGACGCAGAGCCTCGCTCCGCCCAACTCGAGCTCCACGCAGAGCTGGCTGCAGGCGACGGCGGCCGTCGACATTGGGACGAACAGCGCCCCGTTCCCCACCGAGGGCAACCGCTACAACTACAGCGACCCTGCCACGGCGAGCCAGGGGCTCGTCGCGGGCGACCGGCTGATCCTCGTCAACGACAAGGACAACGGCGCGCTCATCCGGTGGAGCAGCAACCAGGTGGGGCAGTACACGAACTTCACGCCCTCCCGCGGTGGCGGACTCAAGACGCTCACCAGCGGTAACTTGCTGATCCCGGCGAGCGTGAAGCTCTGGCAGAACCCGCAGTCGGTCGACACCATCACGATCCTCTGTGCCGGTGTCGACGGCTACAGCACGAGCTACTACATGGCTCCGGCAGCAATCAACGGCCAGAGCGACAGCACGAGCATCATGGGGTTCGAGGAGACCACGGCGACGCCGGGGACCGTGAGCCCCTACGGCGTCGAGGTGCTGAACAACGCGCTCTACCACCCGCTCGACACCGAGCTGATGAAGAGCACCGCGGCGAACTACAACATCAACCACAGCACGATGACTGACGACATCAGCAACAAGTGGCTCGAGCTCCTCAAGAAGGAAGACATCGTCAGCACACAGCACGACAACCGGCTGTACTACATCGTGAACAACCCTGACGGTGCTCCGGTCCCGGCGGGCTGCAACGGCAACGAGATCTGGGTTCTCGACGCCGGCAAGGACCAGGGCTCGTGGAGTCGCTGGCTGATCCCCGCGATCAGCCTCAGCAAGCTCGAGGTCGGCGGCAAGCTCTACGTCGCCGTCGCCCGGCCCGAGAGCATCTTCGTCCTGGACGACCTCAAGATGACCGACGACGCCAGCACCAGCGGTGGCACGCTCCAGAAGGCGATCCCGTGGAAGATGGAGACGAACACGCAGGGCGCGAACCGCGCGCACGACGCGTGGGCCCGGCTCCAGCAGGTGAACGTGACGTTCGGTAACTACTACGGCACCGTGCGCTACGGCATCCGCGGATGGGACGTGAACGGCAAGCCCGTCGAGGTCAGCAAGATCTACAAGCGCCCCGCCACGAACGACCTCGCGAGTCGACCCCTGCCGAGCGACATCAGCGACTTCATGCTCGTGCGACGGGATCTCATGGAGTGGTTCTTCTTCGCAGAGAGCGTGACGGAGAACAACGCCGTGGCCCCGAGCTACTGCCGGATCAGCTTCGTGCAGTACCGCTACGCGCCGGTCAGCGTCAACGTGGGCTACGAGTACGGCAGCGTAGAGACCTTCGAGTACGGACGTAGCTCGATTGGAGCGGACAGCAACACAGACAACGGCGTGCCGCAGCCGTTCATCGACACAAGGAGACCATGATGGCACTTCCCGGCCCCGTCGTCAGTGGCAGCGTGAGCACCACGCCGCCCGCCACGACTGCAAGCAACCTGGACGCGATCGCGCTGGCCGCGAACACGCCCACGACGATCCTCGGCCCGAACGAGAACCGTCGCTACGCCCTGATCCAGAACGACAGCGGGCAGGACGTGATGCTCCGCTTCGGCAGCGGCGTCACGACCAGCCTCTACAGCGTGAAGGTCAAAAGCGGCGATCGATACCAGACGCCCGATGGGATGACGGCCTTCATCAGTGCCGTCAGCGTGGCAGCTGGTGCGGCCGTGGCCGCCGGCGCCGGGCTCTTCGTCACCGACTTCTCGCTCTGAGCGAAATCCTCCGTGGGTGGGGTATAATCGTACTTAGGCGATTTGCCCTACCTACGGAGGAACAGTGACCCAAGCAGAACGGAAGGCGGCCTGGGATCGCCTGATCGAACTCGGGTGGGTGCCCAACAAGCACTACCGCGACTACAATCAGGCAGACCTCGAGCTGCGGCTCCAGCAGATGTCCGCTGCGGGCATCACGCCCGAGAGCGTCGAGCGCCCTGACGGAGCGCCGGACCCCAGCGAGATCCGCTTCCAGGCGGACGTCGACCACCTGCGCGAGACCCCGCCCGACACGGTGCCCGGTCTGCGCCTCAACACCCACGGCGACGAGAAACCGCTCCGCATCGACGACGACGGCAAGGTCTGGTATCGTGACGAGATCACGAAGGCCAGCTACCCGAAGGAGCGAGGCAAGCGCGTCATCGAGTACATCGATCCCGGCGTCCGTACGCAGGTGATCCGCGACTCGAACGGCAGCATCGTCGAGAGCTTCGAGATGCCGGGCGACCAGCACCGCGTCAGCCAGGCGAAGATCAGTCTGCCGGCGTACCAGGTCGGTCTCTACCGCGATCCCGCCCTACTGGGCGAGTTCTTCCGCATCCACGTCTACCAGGAGCGGCGCGGCTTCGACCTGTTCGACGTGGAGAAGTACTTCGGCGGGAAGCACCAGATCCCGTCGGTGTGCAAGCGCATCTACGTCGACACCGTGCTGTGCTACGACATCGACAGCGTCATCCAGGCCATCCAGGATGAGTACCGTGAGAACCTCAAAAACAAGCAGGGAGCCATCGCATGAGCGAGCAGAACGAGTACAACGACGACCTTCTCACGGAGCAGGACCAGGCTGACCTGGCTCAGCTCGCGGCCGAGCCGCTCGAGATCACCGTCCTCGAGACCTGGGAGGAAGTCCTCTCCAACATCGAGACGATGGAGAACGAGAAGATCGAGCCGAGCTACGCCGTCAACATCGTCGGCAAGTGGCCGAAGCTCGACTACCAGGACGTTCCCCGCTTCTACGAGCTGTTCAACGAGTACCTCAAGCGGTACCGTGACGTGCTCACCGAGCAGCTCCGCCTCCACCCCGACGCCAAGCAGAACACCGGTGACTTCGGGACCGAGGAGAGCGACGCCGTCGCGAACCGCGACATCTACGTCGAGCTCATGTTCGGCTGGAACGTCGTGACCGCCGAGCTCGAGCACGAGTGGGACGCGACCGACCCCGACGCGGCTGAGAAGATCGCCGCGATGGGTGAGGCTCAGCTGTTCATCACCGGCCCGCAGGGCATGCTGCAGGCTCTCACCGCTCCGAACGTCGGCTTCCAGTGGACGAACGAGGAGCAGATCGCGCTGACCGAGCGCGTCGTGGCCGCCGCGGAGGAGCTGTGAGTGATGTCAACACCCAGCCGGTCGAAGGCGAAGAGCCTCAGCCGGGAGCCGAAGACGCCGAGACTGCGGGAGAGCTCTACGAGGGTAGCGCTGACTCGTTCTTTTCGGCAGTCATGGGAACGTTCGAAGCTCCGGAAGATCCCGACAAAGCTGGCGAAGGCACAGCGGAGGCTGGTGCTGCTGCAGGCGGAGACGGATCACCAGCTGCTGCTGGTGAAGGAGCTGGAGCAGGAGAGGGAGCGGCTGCTGCACCGGATGCAGGAGCAGGCGGAAAGCCTGCAGTGGCACCAGGAGCAGGTGACCAGCCCGCCGCCGCCGACGCTGCCCAGCCCGAGGGAGCTGGCGCTGGGTTCACCCGTGACGCCGCCGAGTTCAACGACAACTGGTCCGCCGTCCTGACCGGACTCGAGGAGCGTGAGACCAAGGAGCTCACGACCCAGGCCGTCACGGACGTCAAGACCGAGTACGCGAACTACATCGAGGCCGTGGAGCAGGCTCCGCGCTACCTCGTCGGCAAGACCGTGCCGCGAGCAGACGGCGCCGAGGGCACGGAGACTCTCCGTGACGCGGCGGACGCCCGTGAGTGGCAGGACGAGATCAAGAAGCAGCTCGCTCGCGAGGTGCAGAGTCGCGTCCAGCAGGGTCGGGACGCCAACCGGAACACGATGGAGGTGCTGACCAACAGCATCGAGGTGTTCCGCGGCAACCCGGACATCCTGCCCGGTGCCAAGCAGTTCGACAAGGAGCTGGCGACGCGCGTCGCTGACCTGGTGCGTCCGTACGCGGTGAAGACCGCGGACGACAAGATGGCCGGGTGGAGCATCGACGTGCGACCGCTCATCATCTCCGCTCGCCAGGCTCTCGCAGCCGAGCGAGCGGCGAAGCCCACCGCGCCCGCCAAGGCGGCCGAGCCGACGGCTCAGCAGCAGCGTGCCGCGCAACAGCCGCGCGAGCAGGGCAAGTTCGCTGGTCACCCCGCGGATGCTCCGCAGGCCGGGATCAGCAGTCAGGCAGGCCAGAGCGGTGACGACGGCGAGAGCCTCGACGCGCTGTTCGGCACGCTCGGCTTCCCGGCTGGAACCTTCCGGTTCTGACCATGAACGAACGGAACAAGTGGGGTCCTCTCGCGGCGGGCGGAGCATTCATCCTCTCGCTCGTGGTGGGGATCCCACTTGCTCTGCTCATCGCAGATGCCATGCAGTACCCCGCGTGGCCGTACGGAGGATAGATGGCCCGCTTCCCAGTCCACTACCAGCCCCGCCCGTACCAGGCGGAGCTGCACCAGATGTGGCGCAACAAGCGTATCGGCGTCGCCGTGTTCCCGCGTCAGAGCGGCAAGGACGTGGCGATGAGCATGGAGATGTGTGAGCGCCGGCTCAAGATCCCGAAGAGCACCGGCACCTACATCTCGCTCGACAACCCGATGATCAAGGACATCCTCTGGCAGAAGACCTACGTCGACCCGGCGACGGGTCAGTACGTGCGGATGCTCCAGGACAACGTGCCCAGCGACCGTGTCGACTGGAAGAACACGGTCATGGAGGGTGAGTTCACGAACAAGAGCCGTCTCAAGGTGCAGGGCTACTTCCAGAGCGGCCGTGACAAGAACGGTGTCGGTACCTCGTTCCTCGACTACGCGTTCACCGAGCTGGCTCTGTTCACGCGCGAAGACCCGATCCCCCGTCTGATGCCCATCATCCAGGGCGAGCACGAGGACAAGAAGCTCATGGTCGCGAGCACGCCTCGTGGCAAGCGCAACAACCCGCTCTGGCAGCTGATCCAGAACCACGGCAGCCAGGCTGACTTCCAGGTCATCACTCGCACGATCGAGGATCTGAACGTCATGATGAGCCGCGCCGGCCTCCCGGCGGTGATGAGCCAGCAGCGTCTCGAAGAGGTCGAGGAGACCTACTTCAAGCGCTTCGGCAACAACCGCATGTTCATGCAGGAGTACTACGTCGACTTCGACGAGATGGACGCCGCGGCGGTTTACGGCGAGGCGTACATCAAGCTCCTCAAGGAGAAGCGCAACGCGGAGTTCAACCTCGACGGCGGCCACCCGGTGTACGTTGCGTTCGACATCGGCTCCTCCGGCCTCCACTCCGACGCGACGGCCTGGATCGCCTTCCAGTGGTTCAACGGCAAGCTCTTCATCTTCGACTGTGGCGAGGGTCACGGCAAGGCGCTCCCCGAGTATGTCGATGAGCTGCAAGCAAAGCCGTGGTTCAACAAGCTCCAGATGATCATCCTCCCGTGGGACGGTGACCACCATGAGAAGGCCGTCAACACGACGCCGGCCGACATGATGCGTACCCGGTTCCCCAACGTGGCGGTGCTCGCGAAGAGCAACAAGGTGTGGAAGATCCCCGGCTCTCGGCAGGGCGACCACGACCTCATCACGGACATTCAGCAGGTGCGCCTGCAGCTGTACAACACGATCATCCACCCGGACAACTGCGTCCGCGTCCTGGAGTGCCTGGAGCGGTACCGCTACGAGTACAACAGCAAGCTCCAGATGTGGAGCGGGAAGCCCCTCCACGATCAGTACTCCAACATGATGGACGCTCTGCGCTACACCGTGCAGGCCACGAAGGAGCTCGACTTCTTCCAGGGTGGCTGGTTCGACGGCAACCAGACCACGAAGAGCCGGGACTACGAGGAAGACTGGAGCGGCGTATGGGCACGATGAAGAACAAGAGCGTGCAGGACGCGCTCCAGTACGTCGCCGATCACCCGCCGGAGGGGCCGCCGGACCCGCTCGTCGATCGCCCCGCGTGGGAGCTGATCGGGCAGGTGCTGTTCTTCATCGCGAACACGCCGGACCCGAAGGTGCGCGGCAGCATGGGTCGAGCGACGACGGCACAGAAGATGATCGCCAACCGCCTGACCGGCCGCCGGCGCCCCGGCACTCACCCGGCGCAGGTTGAGAGCGACGAGCTCGAGTTCGCCGACCTCACGGTGGGCGTCATCGACGCCGACAAGGTGGGAGCCACCGACGCAGGGAGCGACGAGAATGTCCAGTGAGATCGTCCAGGTCAAGCGCCAGCACTTCCGCCAGGAGATCCCGGAGACGCACCGTGTCAGCCTCGACACGCGCATCCGGTGGCTCTGGAACCAGAGGTTCGGCACCGTGCAGAGCGTCTACAAGAACAGCAAGGACATGCTGGACCGCACCGCGGCCACGATGTTCATCCAGGCGATCTGGGCTCGGGACATGAACAGCGTGCAGCTGATCCTGAACCGGCTCGAGGGAGGCCCGATCACTGATGAGGAACTGGTTCAGCGCCAGGCTCTGCGCGTCTGACCCGAGTGAGCCGACCGTCGTCGGTGAACCCCGTCGTGACAGGCATGACACGCTGGGAGAGCGGCAGGAACTCCGGCACGCTCTCCCGGCGCCAGCGGCTCAGG